GTTGGCTTTCTCCGAGTCTGGATGATTGGCCACGGCGAGGTATCTCTCGAAGAAGCTGAGCTGATCTGGCACCATATCCCATGTACGACGCAGTATCGTCAGGTTATGCCTGTCGATCGCCTTGGCCAGCATGTGCTGAGGCCAGTCTATCATACCCCTGCTCACAGCATGAATCCTTCCCTCTTTGGATTGGTGTACACCATCTTGAACCATCTGCTGGCATCGGCATCCAGCTCCGGCATGGGAAAACCACATGAATCGCGCAGCATCGAGCCAAGCTCCCTGGCGGCATGCTCTGGGTTTGAATTCATCACCGTCGACCACTTGGCTGAGAACCAATCGTAATCGTTTATGTCGGTGTGCCGCACCCTGCGCCTCACCATGTCAGCCATGGCAGATCTGGCACCGAGCATGGCCCACGTGCCGTTGTCGACGTCGCGGCCTATGCTGGCCCATATGGTCAGGCGATTGAGGTTACCCCTCCATATGCGCTTCCATTGTCCGGCGAAATCAGCCAAGGGCTTGCCATCCACGTAGCTCATCTTTATGCCCTCCCTGTATCCGGCTCGCCACGCCTGGTAGGGTGTGCAGTTCTGCACGGTGGTGCTGGCCACCGAATCCACCTGGTAATAGCGTATGTCCCAGCAGAAGTCGGTGGTGTTGCCAGCCTCGTGCGTGCTGCTGGACAGCATGGATCCACTGTCCCAGATCTTTATGCCGCCGTTGCCATACTCGAGGCCGTTTATGATGTTACGGCTCTTGAAGCTGAGGCAGGCATCCTCCATCCCCGAATCATCCATCTCGCCGTCCAACCCACCGTCCTCGATCCAGTTGTCGCCGTCCACGGTGACGAACCGCCGTGTGGTGCTGGCGTTGGCGCAGGCCTTGTGCGCGGCATCAAACCCGAGGACGCCGTGCACGCGCTTGGCATGCGGTGCCAGGCTGCACAGCCTCTGCCAGTTGGCGTCGGCGTTGGGCTCGTCGTAGCTGATGAGGAACACGTCCACGTCCATCGGCCTAAACGCCACCATGGAACCTCTCCCTGAGCCATTCGAAATCGTTTATCATCCTCAGAGCATCCGTGTCGCCGCGGTTGGCTTCGAAATATGCGACGGCATCTGAAGCGCCGCGCAGCACGCTGTCAGCGAATGGCACGGGATTGGCCTTCGTGAGCCATGTGTCCAACCTCTGCCTGCTCTCGCCAGAGTCACCATTGGCGATGTTGTTGCACAGCTTTATGCATTCCCTGAACGCGCTCTTCCATGACTCGTACTCGCTGGTGTTGTATCTGGTGGTGGCAGGCACCTCATGCATCAGCTTCATGTTGCCAACCGTGGTGGTGAAGTCAAGCCAGGTGCCGTTGAAACCCAACACGGCTCGACGAGGCCACAGCTTTATGCTACCATAACCATATGCCAACCCGTTGACCGGATTCATGCTGCGCCACACATGCAGGTACCCCGTGTCATAGACGGGAGGTTTGTATGAGAACACGCTGTGGTCGTCGACGACGGTGTCGCCGTCCACCGTCCAGAACATGTTCGTGAAGCTCAGCTCGGCACAGCGCTTGTGGGCGTTGTGTATGCCCTTGATGCCATGCACGCGCCTGGCATGCGGCATGCGAGATGAGAGGTGTTGCCAGTTTAGATCGGCCTCTGGTTCGTCATAGCTGATGAAGAATATATCATGCATGGTTCAGACGCCAACCAATCGTTCGACGCGTTCTATGTATGCATCAACCAGGGCTGCATCGCAGCGATGGTGCACGGGAAGGCGTATGGCCGACCCACCAAGCGTCAGCTTACCGGCATCGGCCACGTCTATGCCTTGGCCACGCGGATCGTGCTGCATGAAGGTTGGCACGGTGTTGGTGACTCGCCATTCCTCCGCCATGTCTGTCAGCCTCAATGCCAGGGAGAACGCCAGATCGGTCGTGAGCTCTGGTGGGGAATATCTATAGCTGAGGCATCCCTTTGAGACCATGTCCCAGTCCTTGAACACCTGCTCCGCCATCTTGAAGTGCTCATAGACGGCCGGTTTCTTCTTGAAGAACATGAATCCGGCATGCACGTCAGCGAGCTTGCGATCCACGAAGAATGACCTAGCATCGTGCCCCACCACGGAGTTGCACATGCAGAAGTCACCGGTTGACATCAGATCCCACCAAGGTTCGATGTCTCTGGTGAACAGCATATCAGCATCCAGCTTGATGGTCTCATCATATGGGCTCAGGTATATGGCCTTCCACTCGTTGTGTATCTTACGGGTGTCTGTGGCTGATAGATCTCCCCATGGTATGTCGATGATGTTATCGAACGCCCAGGCGTATCTATCGGGGACGCGGTCCCCCGGTGTCACGGCTATGCTGAGGGACTTGGCGTTCCGCTGGGTGTGCCGCAGGCTGATGGCTAGCGCGTATGCCATCCTGACGTAATCGTTGCGGCCGTTGTTCTGCGCGAACGTCAGGAATCCCCGCGAGTTCATTTGAACTCCGAAAAGTCTGCCACCGATTTGGATGCAGCGTCGTCCGATATCCTCTTGTATTCCACCCTATACATGTTGGTTGCCTCGAAGTATCTCGAGAAGCATTCCTCCATGAAAGATCCCACATCCTCTATCTCTATGGGATTGCCTATGCTGTCTAACAGCACCACGGTGTCCCTACCCATGCCCTTGAGCATGTGCAGGAAGGATAGCAGCTCCCTATCGATGTCAAACACACCGCCGCCATGCCTATATCGCAGCATGGCCATGGCGCTGACCCTGACGGCATCCTTGCCGTCCAGCAGATCATTGCGCTGTTCTATGAAATCAAAGGCTTCTTTGCGTTTGGTGATCATGGATCAAGGCTCCTACCGTTAGATTATACGATAAAAGCTGGTTAAGTCAAACCCAGATGCGGATGGTCAGTAGGAGCCCAGGCTGTTGGTTCTGGTGTATGCCGGAGGTGACACGCTGACCACACCGGTCGAGGTGTAGGTGTAGACGTTGCTCTGTATGGTTCCGGTGGATGTCGCCACCACGTTGCCACTGAGGCTGAAGTCGGCCTTGAATGATATGGCGTCGCCGTTGCCACCGTTCTCATGCAGCGCACCCGATGTGGATGCTGACACGGTGTATGTCAGATATGAGAAGGTTCCAACCCCGACCGTCGAGAATATGGGTTGGTATGTGCCGGTTAGGTTGTAGAAGCCCAAGGAGTATGTGGTGCCTCCTGTGCCGGTCTGCGTCGTGCCCGTGGCGCCGAACCGTATGGTACCCATCTGGGACAGCATGGCCGTGATGGCCGAGTCAAGTGGGTAAGACGGGCTGCCTGTCCTCAGCGCGGTGAGCTCTATCTGCCCTCCGGAGTTGAAGAAGAACCTCGCCTGATCCTCGCTGGGGAAGCTGACGGTGAAGCCGTGGTATATGTCAGCACCCGACCATCCGCCGGTCTTGCCGCTGATGCCAGCCAGTGCCGTGGTCATCTCGGTGGATGCGGCGTTCAGCCTGTTGCCGTCGAGGTCAGCCAATATGGCTGGTAGGCTGGGGCTTGAATCCGCGGCTATGAGGTTGCCCAACGTCGGAGTTGGGCCCAATCCCAGCAGGCTGCCGGTGTGCACGTTCACGTTGCCGATGGCGACATAAAGCTTGTCCCAGTCGCTGGCCAATATCTTCTTTCCGATCTGGGCAGCCGGTATGGATAGGCCTATCTGGCCATATCCCCTGCTGCCGTATCCCACGCCAACCATGGCGGCTATGGCCGCGGAGGCCGCGGAATCGCTTGGATAGGCCGTGTTGGTGTCATTGGCACCCCTGAAGGTCATGTAATCCGATGCCAAAGCAACGTTGCCTGTGCCGTAGGTCATGGTATCATGCCCTTCCCAGTAGGACGACCTCTATGAGTTCAACATCATCGGTGTCCTTGTTGACCAATGATCTCGCGAATGATGAGTCCCTGTCGTTATTCATGTTAGCCATCGCGACACCTGGTGTCCCGCTGGTCACCAACCTCTGGCCCTTCCTGACAGGTCCGATGACCTTGCAAGGGACCCTGCCCAGCATGGCCACGAACGGATGGGTGGCATCGTCGCCGGCCAACTCGTTCATCCTAACCGCTGGGTTGGTCGATACCACGCCGAACACACCGCTATCATAGCCAATGGTGGTCGTGGTTATCTCCTTCTCACCGCCCAATATGACCACGTCTCCGGGGCCAACGGGGGTGTCGGTCTCATAGCGTTCAGCGACGTCAGCGTAGAATGCGCTGGTGGCCGTTCCTATGAACAGGTTAGCCGTGATGTTGGCGTTGCTGTCTCGTATCACGATGGTGCCTGCGACGGCCGCGTTGCTGGTGCCCGATGCGCCAGCTGCGATGGCATACCTCGTGCCCGATGTCGTCACGTTTGATCCAGGTGTGTTAACCGTTATGTAGAGCTGATTGCCATCAAACTCCAACGCACCGATCTGAGGTGTGGTCAGTATGGAACCGGATTGGAACAGCAACGGTGCCGCCGTGGTGCTGCCCGTCTTCAGGGTGACCGTACCGTTCAGGTAGCTGGTGCCACCGACGGAGAGGGCATTGTTGGTTACGGTTATGTTGCCCACGCCCAGCTGACCGCTGACGATTCCGTTTGTGGTGTAAACGGCCGAGAATTGGTACGAGCTGCTGCCCAGGCTGTATTTGTTGGTGGACGACGGTATGTTGTTCTGGCCGTTCTTGAACGTGGTGGAATCGCCGCTTAGGCCCACCCCTCCGACGTTTGAGTTGAAGTTGATGCCCGGTGATATGGTGCTGAACCCTGCTATTGCGACAGCCGGTGTGAACGTGGCGTCCTTGCTTATTATGGCGAACAGCGTGCCGCCTATGGTCAGCCTCCAGACCTGATGGTTGATGGATCCATCGGATATGATGGCCGTGTCTATCTGAGAATATGTTGGCACCGCGGAGTTGATTGGATCGTTGTTGGTGGCGCTGCCCAGGGGTCCAACCAGGTTCCATGTGGTTCCGTTCCACACCCAAAGCTGCAGATTGCTGCTATCATACCAGAAAGCACCAACGTTGGTGCCGGTGGTGGGTTTGGTGGAAGAAACGAGGACTCCGCCTGCCGCCTGCCAGCTGTTCCCGTTGTAGATGTTCAGGACTCCGGTGCTGGTGTTATACCAACCCTGCCCTGTCAGAGGCAGCGCTGGCTGAGCCGCTCCGGCGAAGTTGGTCATGGTCCACAGGATGTCCTCCATGATGGGTTCGCCGTAGTTCTGATAACCCTTGCCGGGGAACTTTAGGCTTGAATGCGTGGTATCTATGGTCCCATCCGCCACCGTTGTGAGCAGAGTGCCATCAAATTTGTATATGCTAGTTGCCATTGCAATCCATCCTGCGATTATGTATGGAGATATTTATCACGCTATCACACCGTCTGTATCCTGATGGTGTAGACCACCTGTATCTGCCTGTTGAGGCTCTTCTGCACGGGGCTGAATATCACGTGTGATATGAGCAATCCGGTGTCTGGACCATTGCTGCCGTAGGCCTTCAGCCCAAGCTCGTTGAACACGTAGTTACCCTGCAGATCTGTCGCCGTGTCAAACGCCTCCTGCCCTGCTGGCTCACCCAGATCCAGGAAGCAGGTCACTATGACATCGCTGTAGGTGCTGCCGGTGCTGTGGGCGAACTGTATGTAGTTGCTGTTGGGGCTGAGGTTCAAGCCGCTCTGATCGTTGACCACCTTGTAGTAGGTCTCGTTGTAGAGCTGCGCCGATGTACCCACGGTGTTTGGCGGGAGATAGGTGATTATACCGGTCTCGCTTATGCTGGCACCGCCGTTACCAAACACCATCTCCTGTATCCAGCTATCAGGCCTGTTGGCTATGGATCTGGCCAGGCTGATGCTGAAGTTCTCATAGTGTATGGCGTTGAACTTGTCCACCAACACCTCACCAGTGACGGCGTCACGTATCAACACATGACCTGTTACGAATTGTTTGTGATCAGATTCCATCATATCGCGCCGTGTCCATCAAAAGCTCTTGTTAACCAACACCGTGCCCGTCTCCACGTCTATTATCCTCAGGCTGCCGTAGACGAAGAGATGCATGTCCTCATCTGGCAGCTGCTGTGGCTCGACCTGACCTTGGTCATCTTCGGTTGGGGGTTGCGTCATGATCTATTTAGCTCCTCGTTCCGCTGTGTTGGAGCAGAAATTTGGATTGCTCGCTGCCGCTGTATTGCAAGCCAAGGGGTGTTGGCTCCCAGGCGTACCCATTTGGCATCCTGACCGAGTTACCAGCATCTATGACCTCCGCGTCCATGCCATGCACCGGATTGGCGCTGGCGGCATCCGTGTTGAGCGCCACTATGCGCACGTTCCTCCATCCTATCGATGGTGCATTGCCTGCGGTGAACGCTATGTATCTGCCAGCCGGCAAGCCAGAGGGCAGGTTGTTTGACGTCGACTCATAGGTACCATTGACCGGATCAACGGAGATGCTGGTCTGCACCTTGCCGTTGACGTAGACCGTCTCGGCCAAGGGCATCGTGCCGGATGCGGCCGGGAAGTATCTGGTGGTTCCGTCGCCATTGTAGTAGAGGGTGTCATACACCGCCGTCGGAGAATCGCTGGTGTTTCCAACCGCACGCCTCAGCTCTGATATGAATCCCCTGTTGGGGTATTGCACGGTCGGAGACGGCTGTGTCCTCGCATAGCTTATCAGCTCATCATCTATCCACACCGATCCCGGTGCCGATCCGATGGCGGTCATGTCCGCTATCTCTATCTCGTTGGTGTAGACATAGACATCGCTGAGCACCTTGGTCTTCCTGGAATCGTCCACGGCGATGCTGGTGGTCTTGCCGTTGTTGTCAGTCAGGGTTCTCCAGGCTATGGGCGGTTGGTTGATCTGCCCGGTGGCATATGTCACCACCACGTTGCTGTTGCTGGCGGGAGCCGACTGCTGGTTGAACTGTATCACCGATGCCGTCGTCTGTGCGGTCATCGTGATCTGATCGGTCTCGAGGGCGGGTTGCGACAGCGTTATGGTGCTAGGCGAACCCACAACCACGGCGTTGATGTATGTGCCCCTCGGTATGGAGTTGCCAGAGACCATCATGCCTGGTTCAAGCTGCGACACGTTGCCGTATGTGGACACGGTGACGCTGTTGGCGGTGGTGTAAACGTTTGATATGGTCGCCGTCGGCACCGTCGCGGTGTTGCATAGGTAATCCCAGAGCAGGCTCTGCATCTTGCCATCAACGAACACCATCACGCTGTTGGTGTCGCTGGCCACATCGGCCAGCTGATACGTGCCGCTGGCGTTGCCGGAGAACGTCTCCGTCACCCAGCCGTAGCTGAGATCCTCCGTGAAGGTGATGACCTTGATCACATCGCCCGGTTGGGAGTTTGGCAGGAATATCACATCGCCCGGTTCTATGTTGTAATCGAATCCGTAGTTGAGATTGGTCAGCAGCGCTGATATCTTGGCCCCTGCCCTAGGCGCCGCCGCGAAGCTTATGGTCGATGTCTGAGATTGCGCGTTGGATAGGACTATGTAGCTCTCGGTGGTGGTTGGTGCCAGCTCAACGTTGCTGACGAACACCCTGAGCACGTCAGAGCTGGATATGCTGTTGGTGAGCACGGCCGTGTATCCGGCCACCTGGTAATCGCTGGGATTTATCAGCACGTTACCGTTGAGCTGCAACGAGACGCTGCTGGCGACCGGTTCTATGGTGAACACTATCGTGTTACCGTTGGACAGCAGGTATCCAGATTGGGTGAGCAGGGAATTGTCAACGTAGACGTAGAAATCTCCAGGATATGCCGGGGGCGGATTGAAGCTGAGGGTGTAAACTGTGGTGTTGCCGTCTCCAACGAAGTTATCCATCGGAGGTGGATTCAACGCCAGCCCATTGCTCAAAACCAACATGCTGTTGAACACCGGGACGGAGCTGGTCGGAGGTGTTATGTCGTACCTCTGAGAGCCAGCCTGCACCACGAACTCTTGGTTAGTCACCTGGGAGAAGTAGCTGGTGTTGAAGGATGTGATGACCACCGTGCTGTTCAACGCGGGGGCCGTTGGCAGTATGACATTGTTCTCGTACACCTGCACCCCTGCAGACTGCACGACGCCGTCGACGACCACCATGGTGGTGCTGGGAGATATCAGCTCGAACTCAACCGTGAACAGCGTGCTTTGGCCATCACCCTTGAACACGGCAGTGCCAAGCGTGTTGGTGTAGCCAGCGTCCACCGTGAGACCCGTGCCGATGCCGGTCGTGCTGGCTTGCGCTATGGGCTCGCTTGGCTTGACGGCATAGATGCCGCTGCTGTGAATGCTGAGGGCCGACGCTCCCCATTCTAGAGATATGTTGGCCCCGGTGCCAGCACCGCCCGTCAGCCAGACCGTGCCGGCTGGACGCGATGCGTAGCTACCAGGCTCCGATATGGTTATCCCGTTTGGTTCGATGGTCCCTGTCAGCAGGTTGGTACTGGTCACCGTCAGCAGCGCGGTCACGCTACCGCTGGTGGATGCATCGCTCGATAGTATGAGCTGATCTCCAACCACGTACCCATTACCGCCCGACACCACCGTGGCGCTGACGATCTGCGTCTCATCCACCCTGACCTGGGCCAAGGTGCCGTATCCACCGGCTAGCGTCACTATGTCGCCGCTGCTGTAGTTGACGCCAGGGTTCACCGGATAAGGGTTGATCATATCCAGGCCCGATCCGCCGGTGCCGATGACCATCACCTGCAGCTTGCCAGCGGCAGGAGGCCTCACGAACACCATCCTATCGGTGTAGAAGTTGATCACATAGTCGGCATTGATGCCGTACTCCAGGACCACACCGTCGAGGCTGGCTATGACGCTGGCGGAGTCTTGTGGTTTGACGTCGAGGTCGAACTGGTCGACGATGCCATCCGTGATGTATGTCTTGGTGGTCACGACCGGCCTGCCTCCGCCGGCCGTGGTGTACACATCCATGCGCATGCTGTTGATCAACCTAGCGTTGTACAGCTCCTCGGCGTGATCCTCGGAAACCTCTGGTTGCACGAATGACGACCCGTCATTGATGATATCGTATTCGTTGTCCGGTGCTGGTTCAAACGTCTCACCGCTGAACAGCACGAATATGGATGGCACCGGGCTAACGTTTGGTGCCGTCTTAAACGTTATGGTCCTGCCTCCCCACACGGGCTGCACGCTGGCACCCGCGCCTGTGCCGGAGTGGAAATCTGGGTACACCAGATCGACCCTGCCGCTGGGAACCATGTCGTATCTGCCCCTGCTGACCACCGCCAGCGAGGTTATGGAACCCCCAACGCTGACCCCTGACACGAACAGTCGAGCGCTCTCGACCGCGTTGGGTATGTTGAGCAGCAGGATGTCGCCAATCTCGTAGCCGGATCCGCCCTCTATGATGTTCACCGTCGTTATCCAGTTTGGTATGATCCAATCCGTGCCATAGGTCCTCAGGGCCCCGTCGCTCCAGACCGCCGTGTTTGGAACGTCAACGGGAACCCTGTTCATGGTGAACGACTTGCTGGTGCCATCGCCGTAGAATGTGTCGTAAACCGGCACCACACCGCCCTGCACCATGAGGTCTATGTACCTATCGAAGTCGCCGCTGTTACCGTCCCAACCCAGCTGGGTGTCCCAGGGGCTGCGATCCCATCCCAGATCGACCGTGAACCCAAGGCCGCTCATCACGACGCCCTTGAACGCCGACCCACCTATCAGCTGGTCACTGCCCAGAGGTGTCATGCCTACCGTGGGCTGATAGTATCTCTGTATCCTGTCGAACGCCCCGTATCCGGGCGTGCTGCCGCCCTCGTACTGGTATCCCACCACATCCCAACCACCTGTGCTCCAACCCTGAGGTATGCTCGCGACCCTATCGAAGACCAGGGAGGTCTTGATGTTGCGGATCAGGTTGCCGTTGCGCTGATAGTTCTGATACCATGCCTGCAGGCTTGATGTGCTGGCTATGATGTTGGCATCGGTAGGATCGCTGGGGTTGAGTATCCTGCCTTGGTAAGGGGGCAGATCGAAGTCAGCAGTGCTGACCGACACGTTATCCATCGCCGTCCTGCCGCTTATGAATGGCAGCAGCTTGGTGCGATATGGCCTTATCTCGTTTATGTAGCTGAGCAGATTCTCTATGTTATCGCTCTGGTACAGGTCGCCTTGATACAGCGGGTTGTTGAACCCCTCCAGCACGATGTGCGATGTCTTGAATATCCAATCCACGAATCCCTGCTCGCTGAGCACATGGTTTATCATGGCGAAGAATATCTGGTTCAGCTCTATGGTGGTGTTGGTCTCCGGCGTGCCGAATATGGCATATCTGATGCCGTTGAATATCTGGTTGAACTCGATGGTTGGGTTGATGTCGAAACCAACGCTGTCAAACCCACCGTCGCCGAACTCATCCGATATCACCGCAGATCCATCATAGACGCTGCTGAGTATCTGTATGGTTCCTGATTCGAGGCCAACCCTGCTCCAACCCGCACCGCCATACTGCCAAAGCTCCCAGGCGTTGGTGCCGTTGTTGAGCACCTTGGCGACAGAACCCGTGCTAGGGGACGATATCGCGTAGAGATCGCTCTCCGTGTCAACGATGTATGTGGGCACGGTCTTGCTGCTGACCCCGGAGGATGCGCTGTACCAATCGGCGAACTCCCAGAACGCAGGGGTGTTGTACTCCTGCCTCCTGATCGCTGTGAAGGATTTGTTGAAGTAGCTGTATTGATATATCACCCAGAGGTAATTGGTGTCAGCGCTGGCGGTGACCAACACCTTGGCGCCGTCTGACAGCGTCAGGGCATCCCTCTGCGCTATGGATCTCACGGCATAATCATAGTTGCCGGGCTTGGTTGGTATGGGTTCCTGAGCGTAGAAGTAGGTGGTCCATGATGACACGTTCTGGTTACCGATTATGACGGTGTCGCTCAGCAGCGAGTTGACCGTGTCAACGTATATCTTCGCTGCCGCCTTCCTGTCCTTGAACCAGGTCTGCCTGGGCCTTATCAGGTTACCGTACCTCTGCGACGCATGCAGCTTCATGTCTGGGACGGGGTTACCCAGACCGTCCACTCCGATGAGGCTGTCGTGCAGCTTGCGCCAGAACAGGTCATCTATCTGGCTGGTGGCATCCCCTTCCCTGACCAGCTGCCACTGCTTGTGATCGTTGGCATCGTTGGCCTTCTGCGTGTACAGGATCTGCATCACCGTGTCGTTGCCGCTGAGGTATCGTCCAACGTTTGACACCAACACCGTGTTGGCGTCTATCGCCGCGTACCAGCTCACGCCATATGCGCTGGGGTTGGATATGGTGTTTGACATCTGCAGCGTGGTCATCGTTCGATTGGCAGGCAGCGGGATGGTGATGGCGTTCTGCACCCAGAAGTAGTACCAGGTGTGCGGGTTACCGGATGAATCGTATTCTATGGTCTGCGTCCAAGCCGGATCGCTGGCGTTCCTCACCGTTCCCGTAGGGGTATAATTGATGCCATATTGTGAGAAGCTCTGATTCGACGCAACATAACTAGCCCAATTTGAAGGCGATACAGGGCTTCGTACCCATTCATAAACATCGACGGTGGTACCAGGAGCGATCTTGCCCCAATTCTGCCATCTGTAGCTATCCGAGTCAATCTCATAGTCTATGTACCTCACTGTGCTGAGATCCCACCACGTCTTGCCGACGTGCTCGCTCTCCCATGCCGAATTGGGAGATATGGGATACATGTTGGGATCGCCTTGGTTGTAACCGGCGGGGTCGTTGGTGCTCCTGTAGTCCAGACCAACGTCAGCTATGCCGGGTATCACACCCTTGGCTGGATCGTAGTAGCTGAGGGTGGCGAGCATGTCCAGGCTGCTCAGGCTGTATAGCTTTGCATACAGCATCAACGAGCTATCAACCTTGAGGTTCTCGATCCTGATGCTGGTCCACTGGCCGTTGAACCTCTGATACACCGTCCATCCGTTGATGCCTGGGATGTCGCTTTGGTCGACCCATGCGCGATCGCCATCCCTCCAACCGGTGATCGGCGGGTTCGCATCCCTGAGCGCCACGTTGCCAAACCTAACCCTGCGATACACGTAGATGCTACCGCCAACGCCGGTGATGAATGTGTTCTGCGGCACCGTGAACTGCGTTCCGGTGGCATCGACGTTCGACACGGTGTATGTTATCTGGTTGAGCGACCCCACGTCCTGTATGCCATCCATCGTGATCAGGTCGCCGTCCACCAAACCGTGCGGTCCCTTGCAGACCACCACGGTGGGTTGTCCCGAGACGGTGCTAGCCACGGTGTAATCTATGCCCACCGGATCGAGGTTGAACTGCCAAACCGTCCATCCTGTCGCGGGATCCGTGAACTGCCATATGGTGTCGCCGTCCGCCAGCTGCACGTTGCTGGTGCCGTTGGCGTTGCTGTAGTAGAGGTTGGTCAGCACGGATAGGTTCGCGGCATACCACGGCGTCTCGCCAAGCTTCACGTAACCGGCGGTTGGTAGATCGGTTGCGAAGTTTGGTCCCAGGTGGTTCCTCAAGGCGAACCTATTGCCCTCCCATGTGGCCGGAGGCACCACGAATCTGTCATCACCGTTGACCAGGTTTATGACGCCATTGACCTCCCTGCTGCTGTTGGTGTCAGAGAACACCCTTATCTGCTGCGGATCGTTGGCGAACTGTGACTGCGGTAGCACGAAGTCCACGTTGGTGTTCAGGGAAAACGAACCGTACCTGCCCAAACGTAACGCGAACTCCTCGTAGTAGTTGAAGGATTCAGCAGCTGGTATGATGTCGGTGTTGCGCAGTATGGCGTTGATGGCTGACGCCGTGCCCTTCTGCTTTATGAAACCCTGGTAGAACTGGAACTCGGTGCTGTCCTCGAATATGAGATCATCCAGATAGGTCCTCTTCTGGTAACCGTACATGTGCTTGGACAGGTTGGATATGTCTCCCCTGTCGATCACGCTGTCCTGCGATGTCAGGGTGGTGACGTTCTGCGTTATGGGGTCTATGCTGTCGACGTTCTTGGGTTGCTCTATGTTGAAATACTTCCTGAAGTCGTTGGCCGTCTTCTCGAAGTTGCTGACCATGCTCCATGTGTTGTCGACCGGATTCTGGTAGAGGAAGTATCCGGGTGCGTCAAGCCTGCCTGTCCAGTCGTTGGTCCTGTATGCGTACAGCTTCAACCTGTTCTGGCGTATGCCATACAGGGGATCATACATGGTGTCGCCAAACGTGGTCTGGTTGTCAAACACCATCACATGTTCAAGGGTGGTCCTGAACAGCCTCAGGCCGTATATGCTCTGGGAGTTCAGCGATCTCACCACTATCTCGCCGTCGTATCGTAGTATCTCGAGGTTGTTGTTGTCTATGGGTATGCCGGCCCGATCCACTATTGGATATGTGCCACCAACTATGCCGTTCACGAACTCTATGTTGCCAAACTCCTGGGAGAACTTGGCCTCGTTCGCCAGCGGGCTCAGTGCGATGAAGTTGCCTATGGCCCAGTTGGTTTGGCTCCAATACACGAAGTCAACTGCGGATTGTGACCAATCGAAGTTGCCGTTGGTGGCTGAGTTGTAGGAATTGAAAACCCATCCCTGGTATGTTTGATACCTACCATGGCTGATTATGAAATCGTAGACGTCCTGCACCGTGCCAAATATCGTGCCATATGGCACGGTGTTGATCACCGGTTCGCCGTCCTTCGTCAGGCCTTGGTTGTATCCCGTCACCTTGGCGTTGCCAAGCACGGAGGTGGTCTTGCCGCCTGTTGGGTTACCAGGTATGATGCTGAACACCTGTCCTATGCCGTCGTATCCAAACACCTGCCAGCCGTTGTAGATCTTCTTGACTATGATGCCGCCGTAGAAGCTGCTGCCTATGCTGGTGCTGCGATATAGGAACGTGTTTATGTTCTCGCTGGGCACCAACCGGCTCCTGTAGCCTATCTGTCCAAAGCTATCGGCGGTGACCCTCATGTCTGTGCTGCTGTTGATGAATGCACCCACCTTGTGGGCCAACCTGGGCTGACCTCCCCTTATGAGGTTACCGAGGTATGGCGTTATGGCTATGCTGTTGCTGACGAGATACTCGCTTATCCAATGCTGTATGCCACCGCTTTGGTAGTAAGACAAAGTGCTCTCGTTTGGTATGCTGATGCCCTGTCCGACGGAGGATGGATTCTCCCTCTGCACGTAGAACTGATCGCTGCTACGCCTGGAGTTGGTGTCAACGTAAACCCATTGATCGGCGCTGGTTCCGGCGAACAGCCTCTCCGTCCTAAGCGTGTCCCAGCAGTATTCCATGAACCTCGCGGGCTTCATGAGGTATCCCAGCTCGGCCAGCACGAAGTTGAAGTCCTGGCTGTGAACCCACACGGATTCAACCAGACCTCCATCCCCAAACTGCCATTCGGCCCTGGCCTGGTCAATGGCAGGCAGTCCTATGACTATGCCAGCGCCCAGCGGCGGCAGCAGATCTCCCTGGCCGTCGACGGGTATGCAGCCGAGCAGTCCGGGTCTCGCCCATTCTTGGTACTGGCCAGCACGCGGACCGCCGCGTATGATGCCATCTCGTAGATCAGACCACATGGCGGTGTTGCCGCTGGTGTATGGCGCGACGCCATACTGTGCATCCCACCAAGACGGCTTCTGTGAGAATCCCAGCATCTCCCATGGATGGGTGTGCGGCCTATCGGTGTCATAGAACCAGCGGTACATGCCCCTCCAGTTACCAGGCACCTGCTGACCTTGGCGATCGTATTGGTTGTTGTAGTTCCATGAGAACTGATCGTTGAGATCGAAGCTGGTGTTGGCTTGGTAGTCAACCTGGTTGGATATGACCCACTTGTCAAACATTGGACGCAGGATGTTGATGTATTCGGATTTGGTGTAATCCCCTGACCTCCACTTGCCCGGCGCTATGGTCCTGACGTCAAACACCAGTTCAGCCTCGGCATCGCCGTAAGCCGGAGGCATGTTGTTGAACAGGTTAAGCTCAAACTGCAGCCATGCCTTGGCCACCGGATTGCTCAGTATGTCAGGCGAATATGCCACCGTGTAACCGTCGATGATGGTGCCAAGCGGGTTGCCGCTGTCGTCCTCCATCACCAACCTGCTGCCGTCATGCGTCTCGATCACGATGTTCTCACCCGACAGATACACCCTTGGTCGATAGGCAGGCGCCACGCCGAGCCTGGTTGCCGTTGGAGGTATGTAGGTTGGGTTGGCGGATGCTTGGAACGTGTATCCGCCCTGCACGGAGTCGTAACCGCTGTTGGCCCAAGGGTTCGCCTGCGTCTTGCCTATGTTGATCTTGGCCAGCGCCGCAGATATCCAATCGCCCGTGGTGTTGTTCAACCCATATCCATTCTTGCTGAGGTTCAGCAGGGACCTCACGAACTTGCCGTAGAACCTGATGTATTCCCTCTGGGCGAACTGGATGGCCAGCATGGGATCGGTGTTGCTCACGGTGCTGAGAGGACCAACCGACACGTTGCCGCTGCTAAGCAGCATCAGCTTCAGCATGGGTGCTCGATGCTGCAGCATCTCCTCGCCTAGGCTTGGATCCTTGGCCGTGTCCCTGTAGCTGTTGCTGCCCAGGCTGTTGCCGGAGAACCCGGTTTGGTTCTCGATTATGCTCGTGAAATGATCCAGCAGCTGGCTCTGGCTCACGGTCTCTATCTCATCGTTGTTGGGATTCGCCGTCAGGTTTGGAGGTAGCTCATAGTAGCCGGTGAGATTGGCCGGTGCAGCCGTGTTCCAGGTCTTGACGGTCAACCTGTCACCGGTCTCCAACACCCCAGCTGAAACGGTCAGCGATGGTAACCTCGATGCTTGGTCATACCCGACCGTGTAATCAATCCCGTTGACCAGGGTCGTCTGCGTTTGGTTCCTTATGAGATAGACCTTGATGGTGGGTAGCTCTCCGGCCTCCTGGGCGGCCGGCAGCTGATCTATCGAGAATGACACCGTGTTTGCGGGAGATGGTGCATGCACGTTGATGAAATCGTTGACCAGATACTGGCGGCTGGCTGATTTGGATCTGTGCCATCCGTTGCCGTAGTCATTGCTGGATGTGGTCAGATAGAATTGGTAACCAGCATAGGTCAGCGTTGACCCGCTGGCGGTGTACTGATAGCGTTGGGTAACCAAGCCATTGGTGAAGATGAACGATCCAAAGGAATCCCTCTTGGGATTGATGCCCAGCACCGAATCAAACGGGCTGCTGTTGGGGTCATCCGTGTAACCGAATATGCCGTTCCCATTGAACGTCGATCCTGGATACGAGCTCTTGTCTCCGAGGCTCACGCCGTGGGTGTCAAACAGCTCGAACAACGGTTGGCCATACTGCGCATATTGCTGTCCGGTGTACCTCCAATAACCGCTGGTGTTATACCAGAGGTTGGTGTTGGAATATCTGCCGTATCTCACGGTGAACCTGTCGCCGATGGCCGGCGTGCCGTCGCCGTTCCGCCCGTCGGTGGCCAACACCAGGTTGATGTATCCGTAATCCTGCAGCCCGCTGACGGTGAAAACCCTGTCGCTGACGCCGGTGTTGGTGGTGTCATTCGTGATCAACACCCTCATGCCATCGCTCAATGCTATGGTATCATAGACATATTCGGGCTGCCCTACGACGGTTCCAAAGACATCTGGCAGGGAGTCGATGACCAGATCCACATCTGGCCTGCCGTACCAACCGTAATCCCAGAGCCTGATGTCCTTGTTGAACTCGATTATGGGCCTGGAGGCGCGCTGCTGGCTGAGATCGGTTATGGTGCTGTTTGAGAGAGATACGAGGTCCTCATGGAACCACCTGTTGTGATGGCTCCATTGGTTGTTGTCGGCGCAGTTCCTCGCCATCGTGACATAGATCTTGTCGTAGAATGTGTCGTTGCCGTCCCAGGATGCCACGTCCCACCCATAGGTATCCCACGGAGGATTGTTCAAGATCGACTCAACAACCAGCGAGATGCCGGTGCCGACGCCGTCAACTATCCAAGCGTTGCCATTGTATGAGGATTTCACATCCCTTTCCAGCGCTATGGCCATGCCGTTGGTCAGCGTGAGCGAACCAGACACCACGCTACCTGTCGTCTCTATCCTATATGATCCGGTGTATGTGTAACCAACCTTGCCTATGATATCCGACGCCGCGTCGGTCACATCCAGCAGGGTTATGGTACCAGGACCGTATGGCAGCCATATGTATTTGGTGTAGTTGACGAGCTTATCTATGTCTATGGGAGGTGCCCAGCTGTAGTATTCCTGGTCAAACAGCCTGCTATGGTTATCCACGTTGGCACCGTGGAAGGCCAGTTGGTTGACGATGTCGTCATAGAACATGATGTTGTTGGTCATGCCGCTGCTGACATCGGCGCTCACCGCCGTGACGGGCAGCTGGTAATCCGTCCTCGTCTTGGTCGGCTCGTTTATGTAGTAGTCCGTGCGAGGATCGTAATAGCTTGGCTTGCTGCCTATGTAACCGGTCAGGAACTCAACGCTCTCTGGTTGCAGCAGATGATCGAGCGTGGCCGCGAAAAACTTGGTGAGCGTTTCGGTTTGGTTTACGGCCGGTAGTAGGTCTATCGCCCTTCTCTTGTTATCAACCATTTGATGTTATCCCTAGTTGTGCCTCTGTGATGCTGCTCACCATCTGTATGTCAGACACCTGTGCGCAGCTTATGAATATCTGGTCCGGGTCGCAGCTGATCTCGAAGAGATCACCAAACGTGGCCTGTGCGTTCTTCGGCACTATGACCACGCTGCCAACCACCGTGGCCAGATTGTAATGTATGTAAGCGGCCAGCTCCGTGAAGAAGAAGCTCTGACCGAAATCCCAGTTGCTGAGCGCGAAGTAATCATCTATCTGCTGCTTCACCAGGCTCTTGACCTCGTTGGCGCTGAGCGTGCTGTTTGCCGTCTGCACCACCTTGAAAACCACCTGCAGGCTTGGATCAGCCTGTGCACCAAACAGCAGCTTGTAGCTGACCGGATGCCATATGATCTGGTCGGTCATCATCTTGAACTGTTCGAAATAGCCAAACGTGGCCCTCAGCTGGTTTGAATCTGGAGGCACTGGTTGCGAATCTGCCGATCCGCCGGTGATTATCCAGTTCCTCAGCGCCGTGTCGTATGATGCGGTCAACACGTATATGTCGATGAGATTCATTATGGCAGGATCTATCCTCTGATCATAGGGAGCATAGTGCTTCCATATGAAGTTGAGATAATTCCTACCAACCCTCACCTTGTAATCAGCTGATGCATCAACCAAGGCATTGTTTGATATCTGATAGAACTTGTATGTATCTGCGGCAAACGCCACCGAGTATGTGTTCCAATAGGATGACCCAGGTGCAGGTATGAGGGCGGTGGATGAGAATATCTGACCGGAATTCATCGGCATCGGCTGCCAAAATTGGTAACCATCAGTGGTCATCGAGGTCTGCCAAAACACCAGCTTAACGTTGTTGCCACTTACGGCAGAGATAGCCGAAAATTCATCAGGATTATCAGGTATCCCCTCCACGAGGCTATCCCAGAAGGTGATCTGCACGCTGCTGGGATCAGCGTAACCATCTGGATAAACGAACTGATTCTTGATCTTCCATAGATAGTTAGTGCCAAGCGGTGCCGCACTGTTTGGCTCGGTGTTTATGCCAAGCACGTTTATGCTGTCATTGAGGGCGTTTCCGCTCGTGGGATCAACCACCTTGGTCGTGTTGGCGAAGAAGAAACGAGCCTCCTGTACGCTCTCGAAGACGTACTGCTGTGATCTAACCTGTATCTGCCAGCTGGTGGTTAGGTAAGACACCTTTATGAGCCAGCTGGAATCCATGCGCGTGCTGCTGGTGTTACCTGCGAATGCCAGGCTAAACGTGTCGCTGTTGCTCAGGTTGTCATTGGTTATCACTATCCATGACAATAGCAGCGGGTCATAGCGTATGCCAAAGGTCTGCTTGCTGTCTATCGCCGCTGATATGCTTGCTATCTCATCGGTGGTAAACGTGGTCCTGAGAGACGGATAAACCGCTTGAACCGTATCGCCGTCGATGACGACGTTTGAAAGTGTCACTGCCCCTGATCCATTCGCCAATGTACCAGTGCCTGTTGGTCCTATGCCGTTGCCTACAACACTGACAACGGATGCCCAATTTGAGCTTGAGAACTTGACCAATGATCCTGTGGTTATGTATGCCGCGGTATCGCCAAATGGTGCACCAGAACCTATGCTGGCTGCTGATCCTCCCCTGTAGAATGATCCGGATCCGTTACCGACGGAACTCGTGTTAGATTTCCACGTCAGGTTGCTGGGTATCTGCCTCGGGTAGTAGGCATAGAAGAAATCACGAAGCTCTATCCCGACGTTGGCCAATGAGCCAGATCCGCTTATCATCGGTTGTATGTAGTTGGTCACCAGGGATTCGGAGCTCAATATGCTGTTGACAGAGACCACGCTTTGGTTGAGATTGATCTGATAGTAGAGGATACCATCGTCTCCCAGCACGTTGGTGTTCTGATACGCGCCGGTTGGATCGTTTATGTCCAGGTATCTGCTGTGGCCGCTGTAGGTCCTGTTGACCGCCTTGACCTTGAGGGCCTGGCTGCTCTGCAGGGGGTACAGGTTGTAATCCTCACCGTTGACCATGCGGTCCTGGGTGTAGTACACCTGAGATGCGTTCAGCGCTACCTGCGCGTTGGTCTCGGTGGCTTGGCTGTTGGAGACGGTGTACTGCAGCGCCGAGTTGAACGCCAGGCTGAAGGTGTTGCCTATCTGATCAGCGTAGGTGAAGTTGAACTTGAGGTTGGTCATGTCCTGCGGGCGTATCTGATACTGCAGGCCGTTGCTGGTCCGGTACCAAACCCTGAGCAGCCCTATGGGCACGTTGCCGAAGCTGCCATCCGCGAAGCGTATGCTTATCTGATCGTTGCCGTTGCTGTCCCTGGTTATCACGCTGAATATGTTGCGTATGCCGCGATCCACGCTGTTGTAGATCACGTTGAAACCGTTGACGCTGGGCACCTGCGTCCAATCACCGGTGTCGAGCCCGTTTGAATCTATGTTCTGCACCCAGACGTCGGTTTGGTTGACGCCGTTGGCGTTGATGTCGATGACCCTGTTGGCCACCGGCAGGTCCAGCTGGAAGTCGCTGTGCCCCATGGTCCCCTGCTTGAACATGAGGAAGAACCCGGTGTTGGCGCTGCCGTATCCGTTGCCATCGACCTGGTATATCAGATACCAGCTGTTGATGGGGTTGGGCGTGCGTTCTATGAAGTATCCGGTCTGCCCCAGCTGAGACAGGGTGGCATCCGTGGGTGCGAAGTCTGGGTTGACCAGCTCGAACTGCATGCTGACGCCAGACACCGATGCGGTGAATGGCACCACGCTGGTGGGTATGGCGGTGTTGTTGATGGCATATAGATCGGTTGGTATGCCGTTTATGGTGCCACTCTTGCTGGGATTGCCAAACTGGTTGGTGGGATCCAGGCTGGCATTGAGCACCAGCACGAACTGCTCGTACCAATCAGGGTTGTTCTGGTCGTTCCAGTTTATGGGTATGTTCTTGAGGTTGGTCCCGTTGCTGTCATATATGTCTTGGTTGGTGACCGCCTGCGTGATCTTCAGCAGGCCGGTTGACGCTATGCAGCGCTGCGGCTGGTAGCTGAGCATGCGGGCCAGCCGGAATATGCTGTCCCTGCGCTGTGCCGTGTCCAGGAAGTTCTCGCGGGTGTTGAGGTCCATCCTGAACGCCAGGCTGGTGCCCAGATATGCCAGCAGGTCGATGATGGCCACGAACTCGCTGGATTCGATCCAGTCGTTGAAATCCTCGGGATAGTTCAAACGTATGTAGGTAACCATCGCCGAACGCAGCGTGTTGAAGTCATATGCGTTGAAGTTTACCTGGGTGAAGGCGGTGTAGAGAACCTGCCAGTCCTCCGCCGCGAATATCTGCTTCTGCCTCTGTTGCTGTGTGATAGTCATCCCTTACCCCTTAAACCATCTGCGCTGCCCGTTGATCGAAGGTCAACGTGAAGGTGTCAATAACGTTGTACGGCACATACAGCAGCTCCATCTGTATCAGTATGCCTTGGTCAAACTCGGTCACGCTGATGTTCTGAAGCTGAACCCTGCTGTCATTGCTGATGACCTGCTGCGCCTGGTATGTTATGGCATCCACGGTCACCGGATCGAACGGGTCAAACAGCAGGTTCCAGATGCCGCATCCGTAGGTTGGCATCATCAGCCTCTCGCCAGGACGGGTGTAGAAGTTGTTGAGTAGGTCGCGCTTTATCAGCTCTATGTCCGCGAACTGCTGGACCTTGCTGCTGGTGTCAAGGGTGCTGTAACCGACGAATAGCTTGTTCTTCTGTAGAGTTGCCATGGTACCTGTTCGATTCTGTGCGTGTGTTATTTATGGCCAGATTAACCACCATGATAAGCACACGCAGAGCGGATATCGTCAGGCCAGCTTGGGTATGTTGCCCCTGAAGTTGGTGGCCTCAGCCCTGCGCCTGTTGGTGAGCCATTCGATGACCTGCCCGCCCGCCTTGTTCCATCTCAGGAACTCGTTGGTGGCTTGGTCAAAGTTACCTTGGTTGAGCACCTTGAGCAGTGTGCTGTTCTTGAACGCATTGGCGCCCACGTTGAAGGTGAAGCTGGTCAGCATGTCAAACTGCGGTTGTGTTATCTGCACGGTCACGCCATTGCGAACGGCGGTCATGGCCGGCTGTAGATCCTGCTGCAGCAGCGTGTTGACCTGATCGTCGGTGAGTGCCTGGGAGATCGGTATCTTGTCGTTGCCAACCTGCACGTATTGCCCCTGTATCTCGGCTGGCAGCAGCTTGTGGCCAACCCCTATGCTGGGTAGATGGGCCACGTCATTGTAGACCGTGTTCTTGACACCCTCGTATCTCTTGATGAACTCGATGCCGTCTGGGCTTATCTGGTAGGTGCCGGGTGCCTTGAGATCCGTGCTGGCCCCGGTGTATGTGTACTGCGGGTTGCCGTTGGCGTCATAGCCAGATCCGGTGTATGTGCCAGGCTGCATGCCGGGTTTGGGGGTACCCACCAGGTTCAAGGGCGTGCTCTGATCGGGGACGGTCGCGCCCTGAGGCAGCACCCTGCCGGAATAGCTATCGGTGACCGGACCGGTGGGCACGCTCTGCTCCACGTGATCGTTGGTGCCAGGCACGTTGGATCCGTGGTAGTCGTATGGTTCGTGGTATGGTAACCTGTACAGTATGGTGTTGCGGTTGATGAACTTGAACGTGCCGTCGCCCTGTATGAAGTTATCCTTCTGGATGTATTCTATGGGTTCCCTGGCATCCGGCGCGGGTATGGCATCCGCCGCCGGGGGTCCGTTGAGATGTATGTATTCCCCCGCGACGTAGACGTTGCCCGGCGTGCCTATGGACACGTTGGAACCCGAGGTCATGTGTAGGTTACCAGATGCCTTGACGTCGATGTTGCCGTAGCTGTAATCATACATGTTCCGCCTTGAGGTGCGGGCGAAATCCCTGTTCGATCTGACGAAGAAATCGTTGCCGCTGGTCATGTTGATGTCGGTGTTGCCATTGATGGTGATGTAACCGCCATCGGTGCCGCTTATGACCGCGTTGCTGCCGACCACGGTGCTGTTGCCAGTGGTCACGTTGGTGTTGGCATCGTTCCTAGCCTTGATGTTGATGTTCCTCGCGGCCTCTAGGTTGAGGTCCAGGTCGGCTCGTATGTTGATGCTGCCCTGGCTGCGTATGCTGATGTCGCCCAGGCCGTATATCTCCATCTCGCCGCCGCTGTTCATGCCCATCCAGTTGTTGCCCTGCCCACCTCCCATGTAGACGCTGCCGTCGCTGTCGTTGATCAGTATCTGCGCACCGGTCCTGGTCCGCAGGCGTATGTATGACTGCCCGGGGTTGTCGTCCAGCACGAACTGGTTCTGGCCAGGCGTCAGTATGCCGTACACGCTGTTGATGGGATCGTCGCGCCTCGCTCCAGAGCTGCTGACTCCCCTGACCGGATCCTGGTCCAGCCCCAATCGCTTCAGTGCATCAGCCAATGGCGTGAACACCGGCCTGTTGGGGCTGCTGATGTTGACGTTGCCCTGCTTCTTGTTGTATTCCACCACCGGTATGGTGGCCGTGGTGTTGTTCCCAGGTATGCCGGGTACCATGTGGTTCATGTTCTGTTGATACAGGCAGGCGAACCATATGCCGCGCCCCGGATCTCCGTTTATGAAGCAGACCAACACCTCGTTGTTGACATCGGGCGGCACGAACCAGAAGCCATAGCTGCGCTGGGTGTTGGTCCAGTCACTGCCCTCCGTGTTGTCATACACGTTGGTGGCCCCGGCGAATGGGCTGGCATAGCTGCAGATGTACCAGGAGTTTGGATCGGTTGGTTCGCCGCCCAGCTCGGGTATCCACACCTGTATCCTACCCATGCGCTGCTTGTCATCGACCTCCTTCACGAATCCCACGTAGATGCTGTTTAGCGGGGCGGCCCTGCCCTGCCCCGCTAGCTCAAAGCTCTTCGGCGATGAAGTGGTCCTGCTGAACCCGTGCGAACCTCGTCCCATGCGTCTATCACCCTATAGTTTGAATACCAGATACTTAGCCACTAGATCCAGAGGTTTGCCCTGATATAACTGACTGTCCCAGCGGATCCTTGTATGCCGACAGCGTCTGCGTGAAGCTACCGCTCTTGAAGGTGTTGGTAACCTCCGTGACACCATAGAACCCGTTGAAGAACTGGCTGGTGTTATCAAATTTCATCAAACCTGTGCGCTCGTCGTAGTTCTCACCCGTCCTGAAGGACAGCAGGAACATGTTGGTTGACGCCAGATAGTTGGCCCTGATGTCGCTGCCGTTCTGGTTGGATTGCTTTCCAAAGTTGGCGGCCGTCTGATCCTCGTCGATGTTGCCCTGTCCCATCCAATAGGGGTCTCCCCTTATCTCTATCTCAATGGTGGCAAACGACGGCGCCGAGCTGAAGATCTTGTCAAACGCTGAGCCGGCGAAAGCCCTGCTGGAAGGGATGCTTGTTGATCCAGAGTTAGGCATGGCCTTGTTGGAGTCATTGCTCTGCTCGGTGGTCTGTGCCGTGGGATCGTTGCTCTGCCTTATGACCAACGGGAACGGGCTTATCGGGGCCGATGATATGCTCACGTCCTCCGCATATCTGGTCGCCTTGGAGGCCGACAGCAGGGTGCTGTATGCCGCCGCTTGCGCCGCGATGGATGGATTCTTAAGCGCGGCTTGGTCAACCACCAGCTGACCTTGGCTCTTGTCACCAAACCTGATGGCGCTGTTCTGCGACGATTTCACGGCCTGCGTCTGCGCCGACAGCGCAGACTTCTGTGAGGCTATCAGCGATGCCTCCCTGCCACCGGCCTGCGCCAAGGCCGTGTCAAGCTTCTGCGACTGCTGCTCTATGTTGGCCAGCAGCTGCTTCTTGGAGTATTGCCCTTGGTTCTTGAGATCACCCACGCTGTGGGCGAACACCGGACCCTGGGTGTAGTTCTGATAGCTGTTGGTGGCCTCAAACTGCGGCAATGCCAGCACCCAAGCGTTCTCCACGTTTATGTCAAACCGTATGATCTCAGTGTTGAGGCCCGTGTAGATGTAATCGTACTCCTTTACCAACGCGCCATTCGTTGACAGTTGGTTGTACTTGGCGGTGGCCACCGATTTGGCGGATATGGTGTTTATGGTGTCCCTGTCTGATGCTCCCTTGATGGTCTTGTGCATCAACACGCTGTAGGTTATCTCCCTGATGTAATCCCCGGTGTAGGCATCCCATCCCGTTATCTTGACGCTGCTGTGTATCATGGGTATCTGCAGCAATCCCTGCGTAAGCAGCTCCGAGCTAGCAGACGTGCCTTGGGGATCAACCTGTATGTAGCCAGCCGATTGAGGGCATGTGCTCCATATGTAGTTTATTATCTGTTCGATGGACACGCCGTGGCCGCATTTGAACGTGGTCGTGCCGTCATGGTAGGTCAAGGTCATGTCGGAGTTACGTTGGTTCTGCTTGTCAACCTCCGCCGATCTCAACGGCCAATCCCTTATGGCCGGGTCTATGTTGAACTTGTAGGTCGTTATGGAGAAGTTCTGCTCGTTGACGGCGGCGGTCAATGCATTTATGGACACGGCTAGGTTGTCAAAGAAATCACCCAGGTTCTTGGCCTTGATGTTTATCTGCGCCGGAGGTATGGCTATCTCGTTGCTGTGTCCAACGTTGCCGTCGAAGAATCCCTCGATGCTGTATGTGCTGCCAACCTCGGAAACCTTGACGTCCATCTTGGTCATGCTGACCCTGTACTGGGTGTAGAAGAGATTGGGAGACATTATGGTCCCATCCTCGTTGTATCCGTTGAACCAAACCTCTATGAAGTACGGGGCCCTTGACCAGTTTATCACAGGCTGCGATGCCGAGGCTGACAGCATCTTGTCTATGAGGCTCAATCCAAATGGCTCGACCACCGTCATGGTCCAGGTGGTGCTGGTCGTGTTCATGACCTTATCTCCCGGACCGCAGTTGTTCTTGAACTCGAAGTCGATTATGTTGAATCCGGCCGTCACACCGCTCTCGGCTATCACCGTCTTGCTGGCGGCGTTCATCGTTGACAGCGTCCCATCCATCTCGTATGCGGTCGGCTCGCTGGTTAGTGACCAACGTATGTGGTATGTGTAGTTGGCATAGATGTTGAGCGGGTTTGGACGGGGGTTAAAGCCTATGCCCGACGATGCCAGCGCGGATGCCACGGTCTTCTGGTTAGCTGCGGTGGATGTCTGTGCGCTGCCGGATGCCAATATGCTGTTGGCCATCTGCTGGCCGGCGGAGCTTATCTGACCAGCAGTGGCGGCGCTGACGATGGTGGTTGCCGATTTGGTTGCGCCGGTATCCAGCTTGTTTGGTATCGGAGCCACGCTGCCGTTATCCACGACGTATTGCACCTTTATGTCGGTCGCCTTGCTTGGTGTTGCGCCGGGTGCGGCTCTGGACGTCGCGGGTCCGCCTGGCATCACAGATACCCCGAAACGCTGGTCCTGGCAGGTGCATATATGGTTATGCCTGTGACGAAATCCCAGACCGGATCCCTGATCACGTCTGGGTTCCTCAGCATGAACACCCACCAAAGCTGCGGCGTCCCATAGAGATCATAGCTGAGCAGATCGGCCCTGTATTGGTACTTCTGGTCAAGGGTCATCAGCGTGTCATTGCTGCTGGCCGTTATGGTCTGTGCCGTCCAGAAATCCAAATAGCTGACGCCTTTCGCCGTGATCTGCGGCGTGGCATAGTAGGGGCTGCTGGGTAGATAGGTTGATGACGTCATATCCATCCTCCTCCCTGCATGAGGGATCCGGATCTAAATGCATCCAGGTTAAACTTGGTGCGCAGCGTGCTGGGCGTGTTCTGAACGGTCATGCTGACATTTATGTTGAACAGCGCTGGCAGCCACACGTAACCGGATCCAGATGTTAGGTTGGTTCCGGTCAGGGCGGCGATGTTCACCGGGGACTGAGACGGTGTCCTGGCAACCGACGAAGATCCCGTGCCGTTGGTGCCTTGAGCTGCGGTTGATAGGTATCCCTGATCCACCGGCACGTAGTCAACATCGTTTGGCATGGTCACGAGGAAGGATGTCACTATGACCGGCAGCTTGTTGAACATGTAATCACCGTATGCATCAAACAGCAGCACCGGAGGCGGGGTACCGGCATTGCCGTCGTTCTGCCCGAAATACATCTTGGTCACGGTCTGCAGGAAGTGTATGCACGCCAACGCATAGACACCCTCGGTTTGGTTCTGCACGGTAAACTGCCCATCCACCTGCAGCTTGGTGGCGTTGGTCCTGGTGTAGGCATACATCTCTTGGTTGACATGCACCAGATCTATGTTGGTGTAGGTGACATCCTGCTGATACGTGATCGTGGGCGTGTAGGGCCACAGCATGCCGTTGGTGGCCCGCAGCGGGTTTATCAATCCACTGCCATATACGATGTCAACGGCGTCTGGTTTGGCCCGTAGCCTAGCCCTCCTGCCGCTGGCATCGGTGTCGTTAGAGAAGTCAGCCATGTGAGATCCACCGATGATGCGCGTTATCCTATTATTTATGGCCGCTATAAACCCCCTATATAACAAAGGTAAATTGACTTCAACCACGGATGTTCCGCAAATTACAATGGTTTAACCAAATCCGTTAAGGAAAGGCGCGTGATGATAAAGGGCTCCCCCACAAAGATAAAGTACCTAACCAATAAGGACCTGTTGGAGGAGATACATACCAGCAAGAAAACCTACTGCGAATTCATCGAACCCAGATACGGTAACTATGACATCATAGTCAACGATCTCAACAAGGTAACGCAGGAATCTCTGGATGAGGCGCGCAGGAAGAAGGTCGCGCAGGAGACGATACGACGCAAGAAGGAGATGATATCACAGGGCGTTAAAACCCCCGTCATCAGCTTCACGCTTGACGACGTTCCCCAAGAAAGCATAGTCATACGCCTGATGACGTTTGAACACATACCTATCAACGAGGAGAAGGTGCACAAGGCCAAGACCGAGGCGGATAGGCACATCAAATGCAACTTCCCACCATTCCAACATTTCATCATCAAGGATGAGGAGTTCGTGTGCGTGGGCAAGAGCCATTGGCAGGGCGGATTGGAGAACGGATGGTTCTGTGTCACGCATGGCAAGATGACCAACAGATTGGCCATGATGTTCATGAAGCTGGTTGAACGCTACGGGCATCGAGGTAACTGGCGAGGTTACACATACCTGGACGAGATGAAGAACCAAGCGCTGCTACAGCTCAGCCAGATAGGCCTGCAGTTTGATGAGAGCAGATCAGACACTCCTAATCCCTTCGCATACTACACGGCGGCCATAACCAACAGCTTCACCCGCGTGCTCAACATAGAGAAGAAGAACCAAAACATCCGCGACGATCTGCTGACCATGGCAGGAGCGACACCAAGCTACACCCGCCAAACCGAGAACGAGATGAAGAGGCTGGCAGCCTCAACCGCAACCGCAACCGCCCCCGCCAAGGAGGACAAATAGGTCTTAAACTCGTGGTTCGTTGACTTATACCAAGCCGCCAAGGCATAATACATGCAAAGCCGCCTGGGATAACGCATGAAACACAGAGATATAGATTTCTCGAAGACCGTGGTGTTCACTGATCTACACTACGGTCTTCGCAACAACAGCCGCGACCACAACGCTGCCTGCGAGGGATTCATCAAATGGATGATCGAGCAGGCGGAGGAATGGGGCACAAAGACCTGCATATTTGGCGGGGATTGGCACCACGTGAGATCGGCCATCAACATATCCACCCTCAACTACAGCGTCAGCGGTCTGAGGATGCTGAACGACTACTTTGATGATGTGGTGTTCCTCCTCGGTAACCATGATCTGTTCTACCGAGACAAGTATGAGATCCACAGCATACCCTACATCGACCAATACCCTAACATACATCTCATAGACACCATCACGGAGATCGGAGATGTGGCCTTCATCCCTTGGTTGGTGGGTGATGAATGGAAGAAGATACAGAGGATCAAGTCACCCTACATGTTTGGTCACTTTGAGCTGCCCAGCTTCAAGATGAACGCCATGGTGGAGATGCCAGACCATGGCTTGCTAAACAAGGATCACTTCGCCAATCAGAAGCAGGTGTTCAGCGGGCATTTCCACAAGCGGCAGAACAAGGGCACCATATGGTACACGGGTAACTGCTTCCCACACGATTACAGCGATGCCTGGGATGACGACCGCGGCATGATGTTCTGGGAGCCGGGCAAGGAACCCAGGTTCAAGGCATACCCAGGCGCACCCAAGTATCGAACGCTCACGCTAAGCCAGGTGCTGAGGGATCCCGCGGCACACATAGATGAGAACACCTACGCCCGCATCACGGTTGACGTTGACATCAACTATGAGGAGGCCAACTTCATGAAGGAGATGTTCGAGAACGAGCTGCGTGCCAAGGACGTGCATCTGCAGACCAAGAGGTCGGACGACCTTGACGTGGATGAGACGGCTGAGATCAACTTCGAGAGCGTCGACACCATCGTGATAACGCATCTGCAGAGCATAGAGTCAAACACCATCGACTCCAACAAGCTCATCAGCATATACCAGGGAGTTTGATGCATGCTCAAGGTCAAGAACATAACGGTTAAGAACTTCATGAGCGTGGGCGCCGTCACGCAGAGCATCAACCTCAACAAGAACGGCATCACGCTGGTGCTAGGCGAGAACCTAGACATGGGAGGCAACGGTTCGCGCAACGGCGTGGGCAAGAGCACCATACTCAACGCCATCAGCTACGGCCTATACGGCCTGCCCCTGACCAACATCAAGCGAGACAACCTGGTCAACAAGATCAACCAGAAGAACATGAGCGTGAGCATCGAGTTCGAGGTCAACGGCCATAGGTATCGCATAGAACGCGGTCGCAAGCCAAACTTCTTCCGCTACATAGTGGACGACGAGCATGTCAAGACGCAGGACACTGATGAGGCACAGGGCGAGAACAAGGACACACAGGTCGAGATCGAACGCCTGCTGGGCCTCAGCCACACGCTGTTCAAGCACATCGTGGCGCTGAACACCTACACGGAACCATTCCTAGATCTTGGTGCATCCAAGCAGCGGGAGATCATCGAGGAGCTGCTGGGCATCACGCAGCTGAGCAAGAAGTCTGACAACCTCAAGGAGCTGATCAAATCCACCAAGCAGGAGATCGAGCGGGAGGAGTTCCGAATACGCACGGTGAAGACCTCAAACGAGAAGATACAGAACACCATACAGGAGTTTGAGCGCAAGGTATCGGCCTGGGAGTCCAACCATCTCAGCGAGATCAGCGTGATAGAAGCGGCCATCGATCAGCTGGAGAGGCTGGACATCGAATCGGAGCTGGCATCCCACAGGGACGTTGAGCTGCATCGGGAGCTCAGCAAGGCGGTGGAGCAGTTCAAACGCGAGGTCACGGCCAAGAACAGGCACGTGTCGCAGCTGGAGACACAGCTTAACGCGCTGATAGCACAATACGATAGGGCCAACGACAGCAAGGAATGCCCCATGTGCGGGCAGGGCGTCAAGGGGCATAACCATGAGAAGATAGTGGGAGATCTGGTCACCAGGGTGGCTGAGCTTGACTCACAGGTGCAGGCCGAGAGAGACGAGCTGACCGCCCTTGATTCCCAGCTGGCGGAGATGCAGCCGATCCTAAACGCCATGGGCAAGCCAAGCACGTTCTACCCCACGCTCAAGGAGGCGTTGGAGCACAAGAACACGCTGGACCAGCTGCACAAGGATCTATCGAAGGAGCGAGATGCCGCTAACCCATACTCCGATCAGGCCAAGACCCTAAGCGACACTCTGCAGGAGGTCACCTATGATGCACTCAACACATTGGTCAAGGATCGCGAACACCAGGAGTTCCTGCTCAAGCTGCTGACCAGCAAGGACAGCTTCATACGCAAGCGCATCGTTGACCAGAATCTGGCATACCTAAACAAGAGATTGGCCGACTATCTGGACAAGCTGGGACTCCCGCACACCGTCAAGTTCCTCAACGATCTATCAACGGAGATCACGTTCATGGGGCAGGATCTAGACTTTGATAACCTATCAAGGGGAGAGCGCACGAGGTTGATACTGGGATTGAGCCTCAGCTTCCGAGACATATTCGAGAACACCAACACCGCGATCGATCTCATCTTCGTGGACGAGCTGTTGGACAACGGCATGGATCCAGCCGGGCTAGAGGGTGCGGTCGGCTTGCTCAAGAAGATGGAGCGCGAGCGTGCCAAGAATGTGTTCGTCATATCGCATCGCGAGGAGCTGATCAACCGCGTGAGCAGCGTGCTAACCGTGTTCAAGGAGAACGGATTCACGTCATTCAGTGACAACCATGAGCCGGTTAACTGATAACTAAATGATGGCGGTGAACGGGAAAAACAAGGGGTCTGTCTTTGAACGCAAGATAGCTAACATGCTAAGCGAGCGGTTCGAGCAGCGACTCGGCAAGAAGAACGGTTTCAGGCGTAACCCAGATTCGGGTTCGTTCTTTGGCGGCAACAACGCCGTGAGGACGGAATCGTACGATCTGGATTATGCCGTGTTTGGAGACCTCATATGCCCAAGGAGCTTCGCATACAGCGTGGAATGCAAGCATTACAAGACGCCTCCCAGCTTCAAATCGGTGGTGTCTCACAGCGTCAAACAGTGGGACGGTTGGCTGGAGCAGGCCGAGAGGGATGCGGCATCCAGCAGCCGCAGGATGAGCCTGATCATCAAGTACAACAACGTGGATGAGATAGTGTTCCTCAGGGAACCCATACCAGGCATGCACCACACCAAATACAGGGACTATTTCGTGCATCTGCTGGAGGATTGGCTGAAGCTGCCAGACGATGCGTTCTTCGCGGAGGAGCAGCGTTGACTTACATCCCACCAATAGGCTATACATACAACACCAATCACGGAGGCGAGGCGGATGTTCGGTAACGATTCCAATGGTGGGTTCCAACGCAGGAACTGGGAGAGAACCTATCGGGTCGATCTCGATGCTGTGACCAAGAGGAACCTACACAACTACATGGGACAGGAGCTGCTGTACTACAACTCCATGGTATCAGAGTTTAACAGCAAGGTCAGGGTGCTCTACAAGGAGATATCCGACATGAAGGATCAGCAGGAGAAGCTGTGGCTGTTGGTCGCACAGACGGGTCAGGACCTGCGTGCGTTGTCAGGGAAACCCACGGAGGAGTGGCCGGAGTCATTCAGGTCCCATGCCAACATCATAGCCAAGGATGGTAGATTCTCCATATCCGACCGCATGATGATGATATACGACATCGCCGCGGCCAAGGCCATATTGGATCCAAACGTGAGGCGATCCATAGCGGCGGAGATACTGCGCTGGGTGCAGCCACAGGCCAAGCAGATAGGCATGGCCAACGAGAGCTCAACCGGGCAGATGAGATCGCCGCTGCAGATGCTGCAGCCCATGGAGATAGAGAACAAGAGGCACGTGCAGCTAAACGGCGATTCAGCCAGGGTGACGTACGACCCGGAGCGCAAGGCCACATCCATCAGGATACCCTACTCCAAGCAGGAGATAGTGATAGAGAACCAGGATCTAACCAAGATGCCGCACGATCACATAATCATACGGCAGAAGCCCGGCGTGATACCCAAGATGGACACGCCGTGGCAGCTGACCGTCAAGGAGGGGACAGGCAGGTATCTGCTGGATCTGATTGACATGGTGCCGTATCCCAAGCGCAAGCCGCGCAGATGACGGCGGCCAAGAAAAAACCGGAACTGTTAGGCGCAGTTCCGGTTCAAGGCTACATCGTTGAATGCCGGCTCAAAGCATCAACATTGATATTGTAAGGCAAAGAGGGACCTAAGTCAAAAACATGGAACAGAAAAACAAGAAATTCTTCCCGCAAGAGGCCAAACCCAGCGCGCCAAAGGCCGCTCCAAAGTCTGGTCGATCTGGCTTCCAAGCTAGGAAGGTGCCGGATTTCCACCATGCCACCCCCGCCGGACCTTGCACCAATCTGCGAGATCTATTTGACAACTACGTGGATACCAACTATAAAAAGATGCCAGATGATCGGCGGAAGGCGCTGTGGCAGAAGGTTGCCATGGACATGCTGTCCGAACCGTTTGGCAGGATAGGCGAAATAATAGAAAGTCATCTCTCCAAGTGAGGGATCTACGAGGCACATCATACTCAAACATCATCAAGTTAGGCACACCATAAGGCTCTCAAATCTCCCCAAGACATAGCGAATAAGACTGCATCATACTGGCTCTAGCATGGTGGTGTGATCCACCCGTGAAAGGATAACGAACAGGTTATCACACTCACGACAGGGAACGTGTCCGTGAAGCCCTGGTCCAGGAGAACGGAAGAAAGGATCACAGCCGCCGCCTGTCTGCGCCGCCTGTGATGCTCGGATGCCGTCACATGCCGTGCGGCTACCGGGCAGTGTGGTAGACATACCATGACCGAACGTGGGGGTTAGATCCCCCGAGTGCAACACCTCACATGCTGGAATTAGGCGTTCCGCCAGCTCGCATAACATGCGCAGGGTGTCACGGCATGACCTATAGACTCATCAGAAGGATCTACATGGCGCGCTCCCCGCAAGGGGAGTGCTATGACCTCAGATCTATCAGAATGATCTATAGTATAATATGATGGAAACGTTAGATGATGAAAGAGAAGAGCGCAAGCGATTCGAATTGAATCATCTAACTGATGTGCGTTAAACGCACATCACCAAACAGAGAACACGATGCATCAACCTATGAGCTTACCGCCGCTCTTGGGAGCCATCGCCTCAAAGTGCCTCTCAACGACCTTGGACATGATCCTGCGCTGCTCATTGGTGGTCAGCCATGCGTCGTTGTAATCCAGCCCGCCGTTCATGTAATACACCAGGGTTGATATCTCCTCGTTGATGATCTTGCGATTCCTGTCCATGATCTTCAGCATCTCTGTGATCAGGTCAGGATCCATGGTCATCAACGTCGACCGAAAAAACTTGTTGGATCGAAGTTTAGGCTATCCTGCCATTCGTGGTTGCATGCCTCGCATCTGGCGGGGACCGTTCTCTGTGGACCTATCTCGTTGAGCCTGTTGACCGCTTCGATCACGGAATCGGCCTGCCTCTTGGATATGTTGACCAGCCATTCGCTTATCTCTGCCGGATCAACGACGGTGATGCCCTGCTTGATCAGCGTCACGCTGACGATGCTCCTGCTGACCAGATCAAACGTTATCCTGCTGATCTTCTCGATGCTCTCCGCCAGTATGCTGGCCTTGGTGATCTCATCTATGTTCTTGTTCTGCTCGTCTATGGCCTTGAGGGTCCTGTCCTCCTCGAACTGCTTCTGTATGAACATCTGCCTCATCTCCAAGCTGTAGGGTCTGACCCTTATCTCCAGCTCATCGTCGATGGTGACCATGGTGTCGCTGTCCTCCACGTACGACATCATGCTCAGCACGTGATCGCAGTTGACCTCGAACGTGTTCTCCTGTCCGCAGCTCGGGCATCTGCGATCTATGTCATACTTGCCGCCGGTGGTGCTGACCTTGATGCCTAGGAACAGTGCCTCTATGTCGGGGACCAGCAGCTTCTTGACGTTCTTCACGTCTGGTGCGCAGTTCCTGATCACGCTCTCCAAGGCCTTGCCGTTCAGCATGGCGTCGGGGGTGTTGAGCATGATGTCGTCTATGGCGCTGAGCCCATATACCGCGATCTCGCCCTCCTCGTTGACGGTGACCTCGTTGTCGGTGTACCATCTACCCAGCGTTGGTAGCTTGAGATACAGCGACGGCTGCCTGAAATACCGCTTTAGCGGGTTATCGCCCATGTTTTCCACCTCTATAAATAATCATGCCGAGTCATGCCATTATATTGATATTTATGTGGCGCAGATCGGTGGCAGCTGAAAGAAATCGTAACCATGGTAGATATATCAGATCCCAGCAAGGTGTTTAGGATAAGCGACGACCAAGCCAGCAAATGGGCGAGGGAGTCCACCCTATCAGGATTGCTGTCTGAGGCAAAAGGCTCGACCGAGTACCTCAAGGCATTGGTTGATAGCAACGACAAGATATCTTCAGATGACAAGCAGAGGTTTGAGCGCAACCTAGACATGTCCAGGAGAGGTCTAAAGGCACAGGAATCTCTAGCCCCTGGAGTCGTTGAAGTCGCACGCAGCATAAGAGGGCTTGACGGAGACCTGCTGTCTGGTTTCAAGAGCATGCAAAGCACCATGTCCACCCTGCAATGGGGCGGCATAACCAAGGTTCTAGAGTCGATGGCCTCTACATCCAGCTCCAAGCTGACGGAGATGGGCAATGCAGCTTCCGGCGCCGCCAGTGGCTTCCTAAAGCTCGGTGCAGGGTTGTTAGAGGTTGGTGCCGTGTTGCTGTCATCCTATGATAGGATAAAGCATCTAAACGACGAGTATCTAAACATGTACAAGTCCGGCATCAACTTTGATGGAGGCCTCAAAGGCATGACGGCCTCGGCTCTCGAGATGGGGATCACCGCCGATGAGATGGCCAAATCTTTCACCCAGTTCAGCAGCGTGGTTACGACCTTAGGCACCAAGGGTACGGTCAAGCTGGTCAAGGAATTCACCAGCGCTGGCAACACATTGGCATCACTTGGCATGACCGTGTCTGAAGGCACGGACGCCATATTGGAATATTCGCAGATGCTGCGCAGCACGGGAGATCTCAGCAACAAGACCACCGAGCAGATCACCAAGGGAGCCACCGAATACTACACAGAGCTCAACATGTTGAGCGCCATAACCGGCAAGAATCGCAAGGATCTGCAGAAGGAGCAGGAGGATCGCCGCAAGAACATAACACTTAACCTAGCCATGTCTCGATTGGATAAATCCACTCGCGAGAAGATTCAAAGTAACATGAAATCCTTCTCGAGATATCCAAAGGAGATGCAAGAGATACTTGAGCACTCAGTTAATAGCTTCCTCCTAACCAAAGGAGATGCCATGACTTTGCTACCCGAGAAAGAGAGGTTGTTGGTATCGCAGACCGACGGTCTCAGAGATGTCCTCAACAACATAGCAAAAAACATCAACAACGGGGTATCAGAAGATACCTTTGATGAATTAGACGATGTGATCACCAACAAGATACCGAAAACGATAGCCATGGGTGCTACCGCTGCATACGCTAAACAAGATTCAAACTACAGCCAAGCGCTACAGCTTGGGCAATCCATCAATCAAGACACGGCTGAAATGATTGTTACCAGAAAGAAGCTTAATGCCCAGGTTGATCAGATATACGAAAAGGAGAACGGCGTCAGATCAAAGGCAGCCATCCTAGCCGAGCTGACGCAGAACCAAGCCAAGGATTCAACCAAGGTGGTCAACGACATGCAGCAGGCCACGGCTAGGGTTACGGCTGGGTTTGACAATCTGATGACCAACGTGCTATTGCCTCTGATGCCGATAATGTCAACGTTCGCCAAGGGTATAGGGCTGATCGCCAGCGATCTGCAGCCACTAGCAGCTGGTATCGGAAAGCTGCTTGGCTACATTGGACTCGGCGGCACCGGAACGGATGATAAGGACGGACAAGGTGGCCCGGGGCTTGGGGCACATGCCGTGTCCATCGCGGTCGAAACGGCTCTGGCCCTCTACGGCATCAAGAAGGGTGTTAGCCTGTTTGGCGGAATAGCCAAGATGTTTGGCATGGGCGGCGGCAGGGTTGCCGTGCCAGGCATGCCCAAGGGACCTCAGCTACCCAACATCTTCAAGAGGATGATGGGATTTGGCAACGTCAAGGAGCTGGAGCAGGAGGCCGAGAAGGCTGGCGGCGGTTTGAAGTCAGCGATGTCCAGCATCACCAGCAGCATACGAGAGGTCATGGGCAACCTATCCGGCGCCCTCAAGGACACCATGTCCAACGTCACCGGCATGCTGAAGACATCCCTGTCAGACATCACCGCAGGGGTCGGGGACGGCATAAAGAACCTAGCGGCTGGCATTGGACCAGCGCTGACCGATCTCAGCAAGGGCATCGGAGACAGCCTCAGCAACCTCAGCAAGGGCATAGGAGACGGGATACGCAACATATCAGCCGGGCTTGGACCAGCGCTGACCGATCTCAGCAAGGGATTGGGCAGCGCCATCAAGAACCTCGGCAGCGGCATAGGTGCCGCCATAGGTGATCTGGGAGATGGCATAGGCAAGGCCATAGGTGGCCTCGGCGCTGGCCTCGGTCAGGGTGCAGGTAAGCTGTTTGAAGGCATAATGCGCGGGCTAGCCGGCGGACTTACAGCCATGGCCAACCCAGAGATATTGCTGGGAGCTAGCATACTGGCCGGCAGCATAGCCGTCATCGGTGCCGGCATAGCTGGTGCCGCTTGGATCATGGGCAAATCCTTGCCAACCATGGCAGAAGGTCTAAAGAGCTTTGATTCCCTCAACGGTGAGAACCTAGAGAAGGTTGGGCTAGGCATGATAGGCCTTGGCGCCGGCTTGGCTGCGATGGGCGCTGGTTCGGTCGTGAATGCCATAGGTGGGTTAGCCAGCAGCATACTCAACTTCTTCACTGGTAACGATCCCATCAAACAGCTGAAGCGATTCGCTGAGCTAAACGAACCTCTCAAGGAGACCGGACCGACGCTCAACAGCTTCGCCGACGCGTTCAGCAAGGCGATGTCAGTCCTGAACACGGTAAAGCTTGATCCAAACGTGAAGACCAGCCTCGATCAGCTTAGGGACTTAATGACGGTTGACACGGGAGGATCCTGGGCGGGATGGCTGACTGGTACCAATCAGAAGCTAGCTGATACCATAACCGACATGGCCAAGAGCCTAGGTGTGGCCATGCCGTTGCTTAGCGCTAGCCTGATATCCGTCAGTGGTATAGACGGTAAAAACCTGCTTGATGTCAGCACAGGCATACTGGCACTAGGCAATGCATTCAAGGCGCTAGGTGAAGGCACCGCGATCAAAGCGGTTGGAGGGTTGGCTGACAGCATAGCATCCTTCTTCACCGGCAAGGGTGACACGGTGGCCGAGCTAAAGAAGTTTGGCGATGTGACCAATCCTCTAACCAGCGCGGCACCCGCGCTTGGTATGTTCAGCACGGCGTTCAAATCAGCGGTAGACACGCTCAACTCTACCAAGCTAGACCAAGGTGTGCTATCAACCATGGATCAGATCAAGGGTCTGATGGGCGCTGATTTCAGCGGCATGTTTGGCGGCGCACCAAAGGTAATAGGGCAGGTTGGCCAGTTGGCCGACAGCATAGGTAACCTAGCCGCCAAGACGGCTGATCTGCAGAACGCGGCATCGGGCGGCAGCAACGCGGGCGGTGCCAAGCTGCTAAGCCCCAGCGATCTGCAGAAGCGCACCCTGGGATTCTACGACGACCAAAAGCAGAGCAACGCCAACATGATAGCCCTGCTACAGATGGTCAACACCAAGCTGGACACCATAAACGAGACCGCTGAATCCGGATTGTCCAGAACGGTCAGGGCCATAAAGTCGGGTGGATCTATATATTGATCTAGGGCACCCACATAACACAGAATAAATATCAAGCTATAATAGGGATTCTCGCAACATGGCATCTTGGAAGAAATATTTCTCAGCGGTACCGACACAGGCCAGGCTGCAGCAGCGCATCGCCGCCATGAACAGCGACGGGGGCACCACGCACGGCAGCTCCGCGAAGTACAACAGCTTCCTTCCAGAGGTGTACAGCGGTGCACCCAATAGGATAGAGCGTTACATACAGTATGAGCAGATGGATCTGGACTCTGAGATCAGCAAGGCGCTGGACACCATCAGCGATTTCAGCACGCAGAACTACGAGATCAGCGAGGAACCCTTCACCTTCAACTACAAGGGCAAGCTGACAGAGACCGAGATAACGCTGCTAAAGGAGAGCCTGGCACAGTGGTGCAGCCTCAACAAATGGCAGCAGCGCCTGTGGCGCATGTTCCGCAACACCATCAAGTACGGCGATCAGATATTCATCCGCGATCCCGAGACCTTCAAGCTGATATGGATTGATCCAACCAAGGTCGAGAAGCTGATCGTCAACGAGAGCAAGGGCAAGGAGATCGAGCAGTACGTCATAAAGGACCTCGATCTAAACCTAAACACCTTGGTTGGCACCAACATGCTGGTGCATGACCAATACAGCTTCCCCGGAGGATATCCTCGCAGCGGCAATCCTGCGGCAGGTGCAGGTACGGTCAACTACGGACAGAGCAGCAGCCCCGGCAGCAGGAACAGCCGATTTGACAACATGCCAAACCAATCGGCCATCAACGCCGAGCACGTGATGCATCTCAGCCTGTCAGAGGGCCTTGACAACCAGTGGCCGTTTGGCACCAGCATACTGGAGAGCATCTACAAGGTCTACAAGCAGAAGGATCTGCTGGAGGACGCCATACTGATCTACCGCATCGTGCGTGCACCAGAGCGCAGGGTGTTCTACATCGACGTGGGATCGCTGAGCGGACCGCGCGCCATGCAGTACGTGGAGCGCATCAAGAACGAGATATACCAACGCAGGATACCCAACAGGACCGGAGGCGGCCAGAGCGTGATCGATGCGGCCTACAACCCCATCAGCATCAACGAGGATTACTTCCTGGCGACCAACGCCGAGGGCAAGGGAACCAGGATCGAGACCTTGGGTGGTGGTGAGAACCTTGGCGTCATCGACGATCTCAAGTATTTCAACAACAAGATGATACGCGGACTGGGCGTGCCCAGCAGCTACCTGCCGACCGGCGCGGACGACGGCACGGCGCAGTACACCGACGGCAAGGTTGGCACGGCATACATACAGGAGTATCGCTTCAGCAAGTATTGCCAGAGGTTGCAGAACCTCATGGCTCCCATACTTGACAAGGAGTTCAAGATGTTCCTCAAGCAGAGGGGCATAGAGATACAGAGCAACCTGTTTGATCTGCAGTTCTTCCCACCGCAGAGCTTCAGCCAGTATAGGCAGATGCAGATAGATGCCGAGCAGGTGCAGCTGTTCAGCAGCCTCATGGGCACTGAAGCCACCAAGTACGTGAGCAAGCGCTTCGCCCTTGAGCGTTACCTCGGATGGACGGATGAGGACATACTGAGGAACGAGCAGCTGTGGAAGGAGGAGAACGCCAAGAAGGTCAAGGACAAGACAGGCGCCACCCCAGCCGCGGACGAGAACATAGGGCTTGGCGGGGTCGGCATACGTCCTGACGTAGGCGGCGAGGTACCGTTACCCGGAGGCGAGGAAGGCGAACCGCCGCCGGAGGGAGGCGAAGGGGAGGCATCAGCAGGCGGAGCACCACCAGCACCAGGCGGGGGAGAGGCACCGCCGGCAGGCGGAGCATCACCGGCACCAGGCGGAGCCGTCTGATAAATAGATCATAACGGAGCCTATGCGATGAGAGCAGACGAGTTTGACATGGAGTACAGGGATCTTGCCAATGACAGGCAGGATCAAGCCCATGTCAGCGACACCCGCAAGACGAGGATGACGCTCAGGAATCTCAACAAGCTGAAGAAGATGCGTGCGGCACAGGATCTAGAGAACGCCATGCGCATGGACACGCTGGAGATAATATACGGTGCGGCCGGTGAGGAAGCCGGCATGTCGCCGGGTGGTTTGTGAGGTGAATCGGTGCCATATGTCATAAAGAAATCCGATGGCACGCCGCTGGTTACCATACCAGACGGTTCGATCGACAACACCACGACCAGCCTAACGCTGATAGGCAAGGGTGCCGATAGCTTTGGCCTCTACATAGATCAGAACTTCGTGAACCTGCTGCAGAACTTCGCGGCCGCATCGGCTCCGACGAATCCACTCACAGGGCAGACCTGGTACAACACCACGACGACCTCTCTTAACGTCTACGATGGCACGATATGGAGGACTGTGGTACCCTATTTCACCGGCACCACAGGCACAACCACCGCCGTCATAAGCATCTACAACGATACCGCACAGTTGACCATAGCTCAGAACAAGGTGATATCGGTGAGCGTCAGCAAGGCCCTGCCGCTGTCAACCCTGCTTGGCACGATATACGTGAATGATGTGCCTTATGATTTCGCATCAGCCTTCCCGCAGGGATTGTTGGCAGGTATCAACCTAGCCACAGATCCAGCGGGATTCCAGTTCGTAGGCACTGCCACCAGCGCCAACGTGTTGACCACCGCTAGGCAGATAAGCATCACCGGATCCATGACGGGCAACGTGATGTTCGATGGCAGCGGCAACGTCAACCTGTCAGTCAGCTTCGCAAACGTCTACACGGATCACGCCGGCAACGTGTCAATCGGCAATGCCAATGCCTTCGCAAACACGGCGAACGTGACCACCATAGCCGGCACATACACGGCGGTGACGGTCAACGACGGAGGCCAGGTCATAGGCGGCGGCAACATACTCAACAGCGACGTGATAAACGCTCTGGGATACACACCGTGGTCTGGATCAAACGTCAACGTGGCCGCACAGGGCAACACCGTGATACAGAGGGATCAGTTCGGCAACTTCAACGCCAACGTGATGACCGGCACGGCCACATACGCACAGGCATTGTCTACACCCGTCACCATAAGCATCTCCGGTGATGTCATTGGATCGGTTGAGTTTGATGGCAGCGGCAACGCCGTGATACAGAGCAACCTGGTCGCGCAATCAAGCCTAACGCCGGGCGTGTATAACACCGTGACGGTTGACACCAAAGGCAGGGTAACCAACGCTGCGGTGGTTGATGTACCTCCAGTAGGCAGCATGCTGCTGTACACCCAGCAGGCATATGTCCCCACGGGATGGGCCGTCTGCAATGGACAGACCGTGACCACAGATGCAGGAACCTTCACCACCCCTAACCTCAGCAACGTTTCGGTCGGGGGTGCCTACTATATAATGAAGGTTTTTAACTACCTAGATCTGCCCTCGAACTCTATCTCTGGTGGGAACATCAGCGTTGAGCTCATACCAGGGCAGCTACCTCACATAGATTTCTCTGGCGGTCCAAACATAGCATACCCTCCGTTGGTATACAGCCCTCAGTTTAACGTGATGGGACAGACATCAAGCGTTTCGGTCCCAACCGTCATACCTCAGCCAGATGTCAGCTCGAACGTGTTCTACGACGCCGCGGCATTGCTGCTGTCAAACGGTGATTCCAACGCCATTTACATGAGCCAGGTTGACATATTTGGTGATCTCAGCTCCATGACCGTGTATGAGGTGTTGTACAATCTAAAGCTTCGTGAAAACTCCGGCTTGCCTCCCAGGTGCGGTAAGTATATGCTTAGCTATAGCGATATATACGATTACTCAGCCGCGCTTGGCATACCGGTGGATCAGACATACTTCACCATATCGCTACAGGACACAATGGCCCTCATAAAGGTGGCCGATCTCAGCAATAGGTTCAACTTCCTAGGAATATATCCCAGCGACAGCAACCTATTTGGCGCCATGTATCTGGATTTCAACAAGTACATGGCGATATTGAGGGGGCAACCGTCGACGACGGTTGGCGACACGCTGAAGGCCAACAACCTTTCCACCACCAACGATACCTACACGGATTCCCTGACCAACGCCAATCTCATCGAACAGATAGCATCAACCATATCAAACGCCGAGGCTGCGGTTAGGTTATACATCGCCAATTCTAGCTTGGTGGATATAGTCAATTCCTTGATACCCGGTGCCGAGCTTCCAGCCATAGCTTTGCTGCTGTCTCAACCATCAAACACCACGGGCAATTCGAACGTTCACGGATCCTTCAGCACGGTTGATAGCAGGAACATATACTACGGCGGCAACATTTCTCTGTCAACTCCTGGCTACGGGGGCGGGTCATACAACAACACCGCACCGTCGGTAGCAGGACAGTTCTATCAAACCATCAATTCTGCTAGATATGGTTTGAACGGCAGCAACGGTAATGCGTCGCAGGAAGCACTGAGCAACTACACCGGAACAGGCATATCTGACAGCCAGATATCCGGAACAGGAGGTGTGTCATCAGGTGGATCGACCGCAGGCGGGGGAACGAACGGGCCTATCGCTGCGATTGGCGGGTTGTCTACCACAGCATCAAATGGTCAGCCGGTGGTATCAGCGGATAATCCTGGTGCATTGGGTGCATCGGTCCCTGGTGCTGCGTTTGACAGTGGCATACCAACAGCGTTAAGCGTCCCCGTTCAAACGAATGCAGCCTCTGGTGCTATAAACGCCGTTAACGGGTCGCAGGGATACGTGAACACCGAAGGGGGATTTGACTCCATCAATAATAACTATCAAACCAACGCCACCCTGCAGGCAGCCGGCGGATTGTCAACCAATCTAACGGTTGGCAGCATAACACGCATAAACGATGACGGTTCTTCATATTCCAGTGGCACAGTGCCAGCTGGTGCATACGGCATGGGATTCTTCACAGGTACTGCCGTGCTTAAACAGGCGCAATTAGCCGGTATCGTAACCGCCGATCAACCATTAACCCCTGCAACTCAGTTAGCCGTGCAAGCCTGGTACAACGCTAACTATGCATATCCCACTGCTGCAGCCGCGGTTGGGACAGCAAACGTGACGGCAGGCATGGTCGCAATCGGATGGTTTGGGCAAGCCATACAGACAGCCATTCTGAACGCTTACGTATCCAATCCAGACACGCCGGTGGCAAACTGCTTAACACCCTTGCAGGCGTCCCAAAATTCGAATTGGGTGAGAAATCCAGATGGCTCTCTGAAAACGGTTGGCCAGCTGGTAGCACAGTATAACGCTACCTACGGCAGTTTCACGTTCAACCCCAACGGCACAACAACCGTGACCACCAACAAACTCGTGAGCGCATTCAGCAATACATCAGTGCAGATGCCAGCTGGAGCCGCAGATACAAGCCAGAATCAGCAGCTTTCAACGCTAAATTCGCTGTTGAGCAATCAAAAACTTTATGCGGCTGCAGCAACAAATCCGGCAACGTCTGCCGCCTTTCTGGCAGATATATTTGGCACAGGCATACCAGGCACCTTGGTGCCTAACAATATAATTCCGATAACGACGCCTTCTGACAATGTTGTTGACAACAACAACATTGGTACCCCATCAATTGGGTCAAACATAGGCCCAGCGTCCCTAGTGCCTGACATAACCGTTAGCTCGCCCACCGGTCTCGCCGCCGCCAACGCTGCCGCCAATCCGCATAACGATGACACAACACCAGCAACGCCTGCCGATCCCACCCCGTCTACTCCATCTACTCCAACTCTTATGGCCGGAGGGCCCGGTGACGATAGCAACAACGATTCCATCGCATGATGCTTCATATAAATACCAGCATATGATCGTCGTTTGAGATATCAGGGATTCGCATTTGACATATAACATAACCAGATCCGACGGCACACCTCTGGTCAGCATACCAGATAACACACTGGATACCTCTTCCACGAGCCTTACTCTCATGGGTAAGAATGCCCTAAACTTTGGACAATCATACGATCAAAATCTCATATCGCTGCTACAGAGGTTCTCTGGATCAAACATCACATCTCCGTTGACAGGACAGATACGATACAGCGCATCGACCACAGGGATAGATGTGTATGACGGCATGAGATGGAATGCACACATCCCACCGTTTGACGGTAGATCCGGTGCGGTTGTGGTCAACACCGCTAATGCCAATGTCAGCATCCACGTAACCTTACAAGGTGGTGCGATAGTGTCAGTGGTAAGCTATTCGGTCATACCAAAGTCATACATGACGGATTACATACAGATAAACGGTGCACAATATAACTTTTCACTGCTGTTTCCTGATGGCATATATCCTGGTATAAACATACCGGTTACTCCGCTTGGTTCTGACGACATCTACAACCACGCCGGTAATAACATAGATACGCAAGGCAGGTTCGTCGGACCCGCGACATCCACCAATGCATTCTCCAGATCATCAAACATAAACCTCGTTGGATCACTGAGCGGTGGCGCTGGTTTCGATGGCAGCTCTAACGTTGACATACCTGTGGTGGTCGCCAACGTCTACGTTGGAAACACCGATGCCACGGTTGCTGGTAGGCACACGCGGGTGACCGTCAGTGATGGCGGCCAGATAATTGGCGTTGGTAACCTACAGGTATCCGACATAGATGCCGCCCTTGGGTATGCCACCGTTGACACCGCCAGCATATCGGTGACCAAGCTCAGCAACACCATAGCGGCCAGGGATGCCAACGGCAACTTCAACGCCAACGTGATGACCGGAACGGCCGCATCGGCCCTTGCTTTCTCGCCACCCGTGATGCTGGGAATCAACGGGGATGTGCTGGGTGCCGTCAGCTTTGACGGGCTGGATGATGTGACCATATCGTCAAACCTAGCCACGTTCAACGACCTCGAATCTGGCACATACAACACGGTCAACGTCGACAACAAGGGCAGGATAACCGCCGCCATCATGGTCGACAACGTGCCCATAGGCAGCCTCGTGCTGATAGGCATAGACAATCCCATACCCAGCGGTTGGGTCATATGCGACGGCAGCACGGTGCCCATATCCGGCGGCGGATACATAACCACCCCTGCACTGTCCAATCTGATCATCGGATCAAGCACCGCAGCGGCAGGGGTCGTGGTGCACTCGACCGCGACGGTTGGCAACACCACGGTTGGATCCAACGTGTCTGTGACATCCACAGGCACCAACGCATCGCCGGGCGGGTACATATACATAATGCGGGTCTCGTGATCCACCGTCAGGTCACCCAAATAGTTGGTTTTCCAACCTATTTGCCGCCGATAACAAATATCAGCATTAAATAATCTTTGAGTCTGTTGAGATTTCACAAAAAGGAGAGCTATCACATGAGCAAGAAACTTGAACAAGTGCTAGAGTACCTGATCGCAGGTAAGCAAGACGCCGCCAAGGCGCTGCTGCATCAGGTCTTCATAGAGAAGGCACGCAAGATACACGAAGACATCATGTCCCACGACGACATGGACGAGGAGTCCATGATGGGCGACGAGGGTGATGACTTCAGGCATGACGTAATGGGCAAGCATGACGACCACCTGGAAGAGCTCAGCAATGAGATCGACGCCGAGGAGCAGATGTCCGAGGACGATGATGCAGGCATGGGCGGAGACGACGTCGACGTCGAGGACGACATGATGGACATGGACGACATGGGTGGCGATGACGCCGCTGATGGCGACATGGATTCGGACGATCTCGGTGACGATGTCGCTGATGATGGCATGGGCGGCGATAACATGGGCGATATCGAGGACACCATCGGTGATCTCGAGGATGCGCTTGCTGAGCTGAAGGCCGAGTTCGATCGCCTCGAGAAGGGCGAGGAGGATTCCGAGGAAGCTGGTGAGGAAGAAGCCGGCGAGGAGGAAGATTCCGAGGAGGATTCCGAGGAAGAGGACATGGACGAGAGCTGGTTGGAAGAGGATTGGGATGACCTTTCCGAGGCCGTTGAGCTCGAGAAGGTCAGCGTGCCGGCGAGCGGCGAGGTAGGCAGCGGCAAGTACAGCTCGGCTGATGCCAACGCAAAGGCCAAGAGCCCGATCGCAACCAGCCAGACGTCCCGCATGGGTGCCAAGCCCATCAAGACCGACGACAAGAAGCACAGCGGTTACAACCGTGAGACCGCCCCGTCCAGCAAGGACATGGGCATCACCAACCGTCGCAAGTCAGCTGAGACCGGCATGAGCAAGGTCAGCAAGGAAGGCAACAGCGCGGCGGCCCTCAACAAGACGGTCTCTGAGTTCGGCATCAACAAGGATGCCATGAGCCCCCTGAGCAAGAGCCCAAGGAAGTAAGGTTCCATAGAAGCTAACGGATCACCGTGGAAATGAAATCCACGGTGATTTTCCGCAAAAAAACAATGGTATTCAGTGGGATCAGGATTGTTTCACTAAATATTTTCGGCACTCGAAGGGTACCTGTAACATGAACAACAACATACTGGTGGAACACCTAAATTATGATACGGCAAAGGCTGAGGTGATCGCGGAATCAACCGAATCCGGCGGCAAGAACTTCTACATGAAGGGCATATTCATACAGGGTGGCATACGCAATCACAACGGTCGCGTGTATCCGGTCAACGAGATACGCAAGGCGGTCGAGTCCATCAACGATAGCATCAAGAAGGATGCCGGCGTGCTTGGCGAATGTGATCATCCCCAGGAGCTCCAGATACATCTGGATCGCGTGAGCCATAAGATCACCGATATGTGGATGGATGGGGCCAATGGGTATGGTAAGCTTCAGATACTGCCGACCCCTTGTGGTAACATAATCAAGACGCTGCTTGAGTGCGGCGTGAAGCTGGGTGTCAGCTCACGCGGTTCTGGTAACGTCAACGACGATGGTGAGGTCAGCGACTTTGACATGCTGACGGTGGATATCGTCGCCAAGCCCAGCGCACCGAGTGCATATCCCGTGCCCATGTACGAGGCTATCATGAACCGCAGGAATGGCAACAAGATCCACGAGCTGGCCGAGGCTGTTAGGTATGATGCATCCGCACAGAAGCATCTGAAGAACATACTCACCGGCTGGGTAAACGAATTGAAGTTTTAACAGGAGTCAGGTCTGATGGAAAATCAACTGAAAGAGCTGCTTGAGAACGAGGTGCTTGGCGAAGAGGTCAAGTCCGCGCTCCAGGAAGCCTTTAACAACAAGATCAAGGAGACTGAGACCAAGCTGCAGGAGGCGTATGCCTCTCGCTATGAGCATGACAAATCAGTACTCGTTGAAGCCATGGACAACATGCTGACCGATGCAATCAAGGCAGAGCTATCCGAATTTTCGGAGGATCGCACCGCACTGATAGCGCAGAAGGCAAAGCTATCGAAGGCAACGTTGGCCGCAAAGCGCGTCTACGAAGCCAAGATGGCACAGCATGTCAAGCTGCTAAACACCTTCCTGGGCAAGCAGCTCAAGGAAGAGGTGGCAGAGTTCGCGGCTGATCGCAAGCGTTTGGAGACACAGCGCAGGCAGCTGGCCAAGGAGATGCAGACCGTCAAGGAAAGCAGCCGTAAGCAGCTGGCAAACCGCGTGAACAAGCTTGAGGAATTCGTGATCAAGAACCTCTCGGAGGAGATCGCGGAGTTCCAGGCTGATAAGAAGGCATTGGTTGAGCAGCGCGTAAAGCTGGCAGCCGAAGGCAAGAAGCGCCTGCAAGAGACCCAGAGCAAGTTCGTCGGCAAGGCTACCAAGCTGATCGACAAGACGCTCAACGAGGTCATACGCAGCGAGCTGGTGCAGTGGAGGGACGACATCAAGGTTGCTCGCGAGAACAACTTCGGTCGCCGTATCTTCGAAGCCGTGGCAGCTGAATACATGGGCAGTTACCTATCGGAAGGCAGCGAGATCAAGAAGCTGCAGAAGGTGCTGTCTGACACCGAGCATAGGCTCAACGAAGCCAAGGCCGATGCCAAGAAGAAAGCAACGCTCGTAGAGCAAGCCGACTCCAAGGTAAAGGCAGCCAACGACAGAGCCACGAGGCTCGAAACCATGGCTGAACTGCTGGCGCCTTTGGGCCGTGACAAGAAGGCAGTGATGGAAGAGATGCTCAGGGACATCAAGACGTCCAATCTGAGGGAAGCTTTCAATCGCTATCTTCCTGCCGTGATCAACGGCAATCCACAGGTTGCGCAGGGCAAGTCAACGCTTGCTGAGGGTAACCAGACAAAGTCCGTGGCGATCACGGGAGACAGGAAGAACAAGCTGAACGAAGCTGTGGCTGAGGAATCAAGCGCAGGCGGCAGCGATATCGCTTCCATACTATATCTTGCAGGAATAAACAAGGTTTAAGGAGAACTGAACAAATGAGCAAGAATTTATTTGAGACTCACTGGACGGCTACCAAGACCGCTCTTTGCGAAGGCCTCACCGGCAACCGCAAGAAGGTCATGGACGTCATCCTCGAGAACACCAAGAAGGACCTGCAGAGCAAGTCCGGTATATTGTTCGAGAGCGCAACCCCTGGTGCCACCAGCGCTGGTAACGTTGCTACCCTGAACAAGGTCATCCTCCCAGTCATCCGTCGCGTTATGCCGACCGTGATTGCGAACGAGATCATCGGCGTGCAGCCAATGACTGGTCCAGTTGGCCAGATCCACACCCTGCGCGTTCGCTATGCTGACACGTTCGGTTCGCCGAATCCGGTCACCGCTAGCACAGAAGCGCTGAGCCCATTCGATATCGCTCGTTTCTACAGCGGTAACGGCAACAGCAACACCCCGAAGGCAGCTCCGGTTAGCGTCCTCGAAGGTACCGCTGGCAAGCGCCTGAACATCCAGATCCTCAAGGAAACCGTTGAGGCGAAGACCCGCAAGCTGAGCGCTCGCTGGACCTTCGAGGCTGCTCAGGATTCGCAAGCCCAGCAAGGCATCGACATCGAGGCTGAGATCATGGCTGCCCTGGCACAGGAAATCACCGCAGAAATCGACCAAGAGATCTTGGTTAGCCTGCGCACCCTGGCTGGCACCACCCTCACCTACGATCAGGGCGCAGTTAGCGGTACCGCTACCTACGTCGGTGATGAGCACGCTGCATTGGCGATCCTCATCAACCGCGGCGCAAACCTGATCGCTGCTAGGACCCGTCGTGGTGCTGGTAACTGGGTCGTCGTTAGCCCAACGGCTCTCACGATCCTCCAGTCTGCAACGACCTCTGCGTTCGCTCGTACCACGGAAGGCACGTTCGAGGCTCCAACCAACACCAAGTTCGTTGGCACCCTGAACAACAGCATGCGCGTGTACGTCGACCAGTACGCAGCTGACGACACCAACGTGCTCGTCGGTTACAAGGGTCCAGGCGAGATCGACGCTGCGGCATACTACTGCCCATACGTCCCGCTGACAAGCTCGGGCGTCATCATCGATCCGAACACCTTCGAGCCGGTCGTGAGCTTCATGACCAGGTACGGCTACCTAGAGCTTTCCAACACGGCAAGCAGCTTGGGTAACGCAGCCGATTACCTCGCAGGAATCGGAATCAATACGGCCCATCTAAAGTTCTTGTGATTTA